CTAAGCTCACACCTAACATGGCGGAAGACGCAGCAGTTGCACTGACTACGTGCATCTGACGCCACACCAACAATTTGGCAGCGAGCCAGCTCGCGCCTACAGGATTTGATTCGATGGCTGATCTGAACCTGCTGATCACACTGAATGTGTTGCTGGAGGAAGGCAGCGTCGCCCGCGCAGCCCAGCGCCTGCATCTCAGCCCATCGGCCATGAGTCGTGCCCTGGCGCGCTTGCGCGAAACCATGGGCGATCCGCTGCTGGTCAGGGCCGGACGCGGTCTTGTGCCCACCCCCCGGGCGCTGGCGTTGCGCGAGCGGGTCAATGCGCTGGTACAGGACGCCGAAGCCGTGCTGCGACCGGACGAAGCGCTCGACCTTACGCATCTGGTTCGCACGTTCACACTGCGCACCAGCGATGGTTTCGTGGAGAACTTTGGGCCGTCACTGATCGCCCGCATAACCAAAGAAGCCCCCGGTGTCCGTCTGAACTTCGTGCAGAAACTGAACAAGGACAGCACCCTGTTGCGCGACGGATCCGTCGATCTGGAAACCGGTGTCATCGGTGAATCGACCAGCCCGGAAGTGCGCACACGCCTGTTGTTTCGCGACCGTTTCATCGGTGTCGTGCGCAAAGGGCATTCATTGAACAAAGGGGCTATGACCGCCGAACGTTATGCGGCGGCCCACCACATTCTGGTTTCACGCCGTGGGCACGACAAAGGCGTCATGGATGAAGCCCTGAACCTGCTCGGACTGGAACGACACATCAGCACCATCGTCGGTGGCTTTTGCGCCGCGCTGGCGCTGGCCCGGGCTTCAGACCTGGTGGCCACCGTTCCGGAGCGTCACGTTGGCAACCTGTGCGAGGGGATGCAGTGCTTTGACTTGCCATTCACCACAGCGCCCATCAGCGTCTCGATGCTCTGGCACCCGCGCATGGACGCAGACCCCGCGCATCGCTGGTTGCGGGGCTGTTTGTGGGAGATCTGCAGTCGGTAGACCGCGATGCGCTAATCCGCATGCGTGCGTCACCGGCATTCAAACCGGCGTGGTGAACAAAAAAACGCGACCGGGTATCAGACCCGGTCGCGGTGTTTTGCAGCCTTAACTAATCACGCCAGATCAAAACGATCCAGATTCATCATCTTGAAGGGCAACCCTGAGGGCCGCGCAGGCTGCGGCTTTCAGGCCCTCAAAAATCCCTCGTTGGGGTTTGTATGGCTCAGTTTGGCTATGCAATGACAGCTTTATGTCAGTGTGACACTCCCCGGCGTCCTGCCGACCGTACCCTTCCCTCTTTTACGATTGACCACTGCTACGCTGAAATCTCCACGGAGGATTTCGCCATGCCAAATTCTGACCTACTCCCTTCACTGCTCTACAAGCTCAACGAAAACCAACTCGCCCTGGAAGCCGCCATCATGGAGCTTTCGAATTGGGTCGAGCAGCGCGGTGCGGCCGACGTCGCCGACAATGTGCGTGGCGCCCTGGAAGCCATCGACAAAAATGAAGAGTTCATCAAGATGACGCTCGCGGTGATGATGGCGCCGGAGTGACTGAGCAAGCAGTCTCTTCACAGGCTCCTGCGTTTGTTCTCCACCGAGATGAACGGCAGTGAGTAAGCGCTACTCGATCGAGCGTTAGCTTACTCACGCGGACAGCAGCATGATCCGCGATGTGTACAATCACGCCGCCTACCAGAATCAGCGCCTGAAAATGATGCAGGAGTGGGCTGACCTTGTAACACCTACTGCGAAAACATCGTAGATTCGGCATCATCATCACCAGCAGCCCAGTACTGGCAGCAAAACGAAACAACGCTCTGGCTCAACGTGTATGCCTAGAACGGACGCAAAAAACTACGATTTTAATATCAGGGAAGCTTCAGGCATGACAGATTCAATTTCGAAAAGCACAGTGATGTGGATCGGTGGCATTGTTTTCGGGGCCATCACGACAACTGCGACGGGAATGCACATTCTTTACGATCAGTTTGTTATTCCTCTAAAAGTATTTAAATCAACGCAAAAAGTTGAGGAGCTCACGGCACAACTTAAAAGCCAGACCAGTGCAATACTAGAGCTTAACAACACCAAAGAAAAACTTGAAAAAGCCCAGCAAAAACTTGAGCAAATAGAACTTTCCGATCTATTTTTAAAAGGGGACCCCTTCCCATCTACAATTGAAACCATCAAACTAGGCCAGCCTATTTCAAAAGTTAACGACCTTTATGAAAAAGACCAGCTTAAGTGGTCAAATGAAAGCGAAGGCAATTTTTCAGTTCGCGCAAACATCGATAACTCTGTATTCCGATACCTACTATATAGCTACAACGAAAAAACAAAAAAAATCGAATCAATATTATTCAGATTAAACTATGAAAAAGAACTCAGTAAAGATTTTCTTCAGATTGCTTTGAGTAGAGCACTCGGCATTCCTGAGACCTCACGAAAAAAGGGCCAAATCAAATGGCAGGTTAGCGGAATTGGCAGTGTTTACATAATCGTGGATGATTCTTACCTCATTATGGAAAGCAAATACGTACCAGCCGTCTGGGCAGGCTCTAAATAAAATCCGAGTATCGGATGCCTTAATACTCTGAGACGAGCCGGGGCAAATCCCCCGACGGGACCCAGCTACGCCTAAGGAGTTTGCGGAGCAGATGATATTACACCAGGGTGAGCCGACAAAGTCTTTCGAGTGATTTAAGGTATGTCGAGCAATCGGCAATATCCGAAATCAAGGGCAGCATTTGATATACTTGTTCAGCTTAAGCGCATTCTGTCAAGCCACACATCAAAAACAGGAAAGAATAATGTCCATCGTAGAACAGCTTAAACTAATAAATATACCAACGGCCACTGCCGCGATAATTCTCGTATTTTCAATATTCGCACCTGGAAGCCTAATAATATTTTACTTTGATCGAGCTCTATTTCTAGAACTCGACATATTAAAACTGCTTCTATTAAGTATTGCCTTAACTATCCCAAGCCTTTTCATCCCTTACATTATTGCCATTGTCGCCAAAGGGCACGATAGAAATTTTTTGCAAAACATAAGCGAACATGAACACCTAGATCTGTTACTAGAGCATGGGGCCAATAGCGGTACAAGTATTTATCTTGCTTTGACAATTTGCTTCCTTTTTGACTTGAGCTTTAAATTATTTATCATAATTTTTGCTTTGCTTGCGATAGCTCACATTATTGCCGAGATCATTTTGCAATCAAAGAAAATAGGTTTGAAGCGCAGATCTGTTCAGCCACATTCAGATTAAGGCACATCCTTGAAGAAAATGTGGTGACCGAGCCTCAACGTCTCCTTGGCGCCTTTCACCCAAGCCGGCGGCTTCGGCATCGTGGTCGAGTAGTAATGCGTGGCGCCACCGGTAGGATCCGGCACCTTGCCTGTCATCACCTGGTCAGCCGCGATCTGTGCTTGGGCGAACTCGCGGAACGGAATCTTCTTCGCGCCACTCAGGTAGGCGAAGTTCGGGTCGTTCTTGTTCCAGCAGCTGAACTGGTACGGCTTCTGGCACACGCCGGCATAGCCCTCCCCCCACCACGACTTGGCCTTGCCGTCGTTGACGCGGTTGCGAATGGTCCAGGCTACGGCGATTTGGCCGGCCAACGATTCGCCTCGGGCCTCGCCCCAAAGCGTTCGGGCGAGGATGTCGCGGTCTTTCTCGGATTCGGTCATCACTTTTCTCCAGGCAAAAAAAAACCGCACCAGGCGGGACTCAATGGTTAAGCTGCGCACTCCACGCATGGAGGCATTTATGAAGTACACAACGATTCTTTTAATTACCGCTTTGCTCGGTGGTTGCGCCTCATACAGTGAGCGCGGCACCGGTGAAGGCGGAAGGGAAATCAACAACAAAGGCTATACCGTCCGCTGTGATGCAACACCGGCTAATCAGCCAGGCTGCTACACACCTCCCCCGTCGTGGTCATGGTGGCCTTCAAAAAACATCAAATTTAAACTAGGCGCGAACTAAATTAGCTCCGCACCAGACTCATCTGGACTTCTCGCTGAGCGAGAGCGTTGCAGAGATCGAACATAGTTTTCTCCAGGCAAAAAAATACCCGCTCAATGGCGGGCCGGTTCGCTCGATAGCGGTCAGGCGTTAGGTGGTTGCGTAGCGGCGGCGGCCTTTTCCTCTTCCGCTTTTCGGCCTGCGGCGATATAAGCGCTGTAAAACGCCCGGTACGCCTGGTCGTAAGTCATGCTGCCCGTCACCGCACCGGTGGCCGGGTCAATCAGATCAAAAGAGTCGTTCATGATCCCGTCGAGGGAGATAGTGATGTTTCCCGCTGCTATAGAGAGCTCACTTCCACCCTCCAGATTTACGATGCGGTCTTCCACAAAGGTCATAGCCGCCGGCAAATCGCGAGGGCTCTCAAGAACCATGCGTGCGCAGCGGGTCCACGATGTACCCGGCAATGCCGTTGCCTTGAATTCTGTCATGTCTATTACTCTTGATAAGTGATCAAAACCTTGAAGGGTTTGCCAAACATTCCGGATGAGTTTGTTTGGCCGTTTAGAATATTCACGTTTCCTGAACCGAAATAAGCAGTGAAGTTGTACCCCGCAAAGTCGCCTCCTGGTGTGGTCCAGGTGTTTGTATCGGTTGCCTGCACCAATGCTTGAATTCCGATTATCTTGGCGGATGTAAGTCCGTGCGCAACCTGCGCCAATCCACCAGCCACACCAGAACATGTTCCAGTAACAAGCTTTTGCTTGATGGCAGGTGCTTGCTCCCCCAAGCGCACAAATCCCGGAATACTGATCTTACCGTTCTGGTCGATATCCATTCGCACTGGATAGGCGGGGTTACTGCTATCACGAAACCAAAGTTTCCAGTAATAGTCGATATAGGTATTACTATTCCCCCAATCCATACTGAATGCAGCCTGCTGCACACCATTGTTATTGCTGATTTGGTAACCGCCATAAACACCAGCTGCGACAGGCTGAGCGTTGAATGTCTGCTTCGGGATCCACGTATTCGCCACATCTTTTAGCCCGGCTTGTGCAAGGCCGAGATTAGAGCGGGCTTCGCTGGCACTCACGCCACCAGTACCCCCCTTTGTCACGGGCAATATGTCGTAGTTGCCGGTCGTGCCAAGGGCGGCCAACTTGGAGCCGTAAAGATTCACAAACGCCCGCAGCGCATCGGCCGAATCCTTGACGTAACCCTGCATAGGCGCCAGTGCGTAGATCCCCGCTGCATTGGTCGCGCCCTGATAGTTTGGCGATATTGACATCGCCGTATCGCTGGCGATGTTCGTGACCTCGTACCAGCCACCGTCCGGGCCTCGAAAGGCATCGCCGACCCGGGCATTGGAAATGAAAGCGGTACCCGTGCCGATCACAGCATTGGAATTTTGGGTGACAGAGACCGTTCCTGATTTGTACCAGGGCATTGAGTATCTCCAGAAAATGTAGGGAGTCAGGCCAGTAATTTGGCGCAGAGAAATGGCCGGTGACCTTGGTCGGTCCAGGCGGTTGTTGCGAGGCTGTACATCATGATTCGGCCGGTGGAGTAGTCGACGGCCAACCCACAACCTCCACCTGAAGCGTCGTTGTGGCAATTCATGGCAAACGGGTTCAGTGAGATGTACTCGCCAGCCCCAAGAGTCTTGGTAATTGCCCAGATGTAACGGCGACCAACAGCCAGCACATCGCTCCCCACGTACGTCCAGTTGCCCGCGGCGAAGGTCACGACAACAGCCGGTGCACCGCTGTCATAGACCAGCGCGGCGTTCTGATCCCACAACCGCAGCCCGTAAGCCGCGGTACCCATCGAAGCCCACGCGGCCACGAAATACTGACCACTCAGCGTTGCCGTGATGTTGGACGCCTTCATGGCGAAGCCGGTCCAGTTGCCCGGGCCACCGGTGAACCACACCGATATCGGCACCTGAATAACGCCCGCATCCGGCCGGATAAACACCAGCGGCGGATCCTGACTAGTGATTGCTCGGGCAAATGTCCCCGACGCATTGGTGGTGCCTGAGTACGATCCTTTGGTCAGCAAGCACAGCCGGGGCGCTTCGGAGTCGATCTGAACAAAGGAGTTGTCATTGATGCTTTGGAATCCATAGCTCATGTCGCAAACCTTATCGCGTAGGCCTTTGAGACGATCCTTGTCTGCCCGGTGGAGGCGCTGGCGGACGGGTTTTTAGGCCGGACAACTACCTGCCCCACTGCCGTGGTGACGTACGGGTACGACTTAGTGTTTCCCAAGCCGTCGTTCTCGGCCGATTGCACATCCTGTGCCCTGGTCGGAATGATCATGAACACGCAGTTGGCCGGGTTGAAGCCCGGGATATTCAGCGTGTAGCTGGGCGTGGCGCCACTGAAGTCGATCACGCCCTGCCAGATCACCTGGTAGGTAAAGGAATTGGTGTCCATGGATAGGCCACCGCTTTCATCAAAAACGCGTAGGCCAAATGAAGCCATTTTTCACCCCAGATAGCCGAGTCGAACACGCAACACGTTGTTGGCGTCGTAGACCGATACGTTCTGCGCGTTGATCACCATTCGCCCTTGTCCAGGGATAATGCCGTTGATCTCAAGCGTTCCGTCTTTATTGAGAATCCAGCCTTGCTGGCCGGCGATGTAATTGGTCGAGCTGATGTAGCTGCCGATCTTGGCGTTGGTGATGGTGCCGTCCTGAATGAACGCCTGATTCATGAACACCTGCCCGCCCTGCACCGCAAACGGAACCGAGATGGCGCCGCCGGCGATGGTGTTGACGATGGCGAACCGATCCGCACTGACCAGAAACTGGCTTTGCAGTCCGGCGCCAGTGTTCTCGATACCGAGACCGATGCCCGCAGCGATGTACTTGCCGTCGGCTGCGACCTGCATTTTCACCGACCACATCGTGTTCAGCTTGCCGCTGGTGTCCGCAAAGGCGGTCGAGGTCTGCTGAATGGCGGCTGTGTTCTGCCCGACCGAGGCGCTCAGCTGATCGGTCTTCGTAACCATCGCCGAATTGTTGGTGGCGACCACCTGTTCCAGCTCGGTGATGTTGGCCGCGTTCTCGCCAACCTCTGCATCCAGCGTGGTGATCCGCTGCGCCATCGCGAAGTTTTCAGAGGTGCGGACTTTGGTTTCCGTGGCCGCCGATGCGGTGCTGTCCCACCCTTTCAATGCGTCCGCCAAATCGCCTTCACCGTTGTCGTCACGGGAGGAAGCCCGCAGCGCCTCGAACGACGTCGCTTGAGCCGTGACCACTCCGTCGAGCTCGGTGATATCAGCTGTGTTGAAGGCAACTTGTTGCGCCAGCCCATTCGCTGTCTCAATCGACTGGCCGACATCCAGCCAGTAAGTAGCGTTCGGCGGCGGCGTATTGATAGGAACCTGGCCTTTGGCCTGGAATATCCGGTCGTCCTCAACCACCATCTGGTCTTTCTCATAGACCTGATCAGGCTTGTAGGCAGACAGGCCATCGAGCGCATCGATCTGCGCCTGAAGCCCGGGGATTTTCTCGATTTCCGCAAGCAAGTCCTCGCCGAGTTCCGTCTCGGTGATCTGGCCGGCAAGCATTTCCAGAATGGCCCCGGCGTCAGAACTCGACTGCCCCTGCACACCAAAGCCGATTGGATACCACGGCCCGATGTTGCCGATCTTGTCGACGATGCGGCCCCAGAAATAGAACGTCACGCCTGCGGCCAGTCCGAGCATCGAGAAATCGCTCTGCGGATAGGCCAGGTCGGTCAGCTTGGTGGCAGCCCCCAGGCTGGTGGTCGGCCCGTACCAGACTTCAGTCCGTTGGCTGTCCTCGGCGCCTGCCGGGAAACCCCACTTGAGGTAGATGCCGAACAGCAATGGAGTGGCAGTCAGGAAGCTGAGCGCTGGCGGCAATCCCTCCTTGCCCTTGAGGTCGGTCAGTATCGAGTTGCGCCAGACCGACGAGATGTCGAAGGCGCTCACTGCACGGACGCGGGCCACGTAGGCGCCGGCGTAAATGCCGGTCACGTCCACGCTTGTCGTGCCGGTGCGCTGGACCTTGATCCAGTTGCCGCTGTCCTTGCGCCATTCCACGTCATATCCCACAGCGCCATTCACGGCAGGCCAGGTGATGGACATGGTGGCGATGGCGATGCCCTGAGAGACAACCGAGTTTGACGTCAGGGTGACGCTCGTCGGCGCCGGTACCACAGTGATCGGAATCACGCTGATCGGCCGCTCTTCCAAGCGCGCACCGGTATCGATGTGCGCAAACTTGCTCGGGTCATACTGAATTGCCGAGATTTCAAACACGCCTGGCTCAGGGCGAGACACGCTGGTCACCCGGTACAGCGGGACAGCCAGGTCGTCAGCGTCGAGCGCCCAGACAAGTTCGCTCTCCGGCACTGCTGAATAGTCGACAGTGACAGTCACCGCACGGCCAGCCACGGACTGCACGGTGCGGCCTTCGCACTTACCGTTGGGCAGGTTCAGGATCAGTCGGTCGCCTGCCTTGGCCTGGGTGTCGCGGTCCAAGGTGATGGTGCGGCCAGCTACTGCCGAGATTCGCCCGCCGATTGCACGGCCCGCCAACAGCTCGTCGGCCACTGGGATGACATACCCTGGCAGCGGGATGCGACCATCCAGACCAACCTTGAATGTGATCCCGCGATCTTTGGAGTTGGTCAGCAGCGCCCACTTGCCACGGCGCTGCGCCTCCGACTCGCGAGTACAACCAATCGCGCTGATCTCCAGCGGGTTGTCGCCGTAACGGCGTTGCAACTTCGGATCGGTTACCGAGGTGACGTCGGTGTCGTAGTTGTTCGCCGGGTTGTCGTAGCTGATCAGGGCTCGACTGTACCTGGTGCGCTCAGATGCGCTCGAGTAAGTGAACTTGCCGTCGATGACGTTGGCCCGGGTGTAGGCGAAGTCGAAGTCAGTGGCCCGCGGCATGTCGGACAGGCTGAACAGCTGCCCTTGTGCCCAGTAGGTCATGCCGCGATAAATCGCCGAGATGTCGCGCAGCAGCGACCAGGCATCAGCCTTGCCCTGCAGGTTGAGGTTGCAGATGAAGCGGGGCTCTTGCCCGCCCTTCCCATCCGGCACCAGCTGATCGCAATACTGGGCGATCCTGTACAGCTCCCACTTATCCACCTGCCAAGACTTGATCCGTCGGCCCAGGCCGAAGCGGTCATTTACCGTGATGCCGTAAGTCACCCACGCAGGGTTATCGGTCCAGGCTTGCTTGAATCTGCCATCCCAAATGCCCGTGTAAGAGCGATTGTCTGGCTCGTAGTTGCTGGGGACCTGCCATTTACGCGCGCGGCAGTCGACGGTCACTGCCGGGATGTTGCGGAACTGCTCAGCGGAAAACTCAATGTAGAGCAGTGCTGTGTTCGGATAGCGCAGCTTGGCGTCGATGACCTCAGTGAAGCCAGCGATCTGCATGGTGTCCGCGATTTTGTTGTTGTTCTGGTTGGTCGTGATGCGAGTCACGCGCATCAGCCAGCCACTGGCAGCTGTCGGCAAATCGATGCGCCGCGTGCGCTCGTAGGTGCTGGTGGTCTTGCCGTCGACAGCCTCACTCAGAACTTGCTGATAAGCGCCGCCATCGGTGGAGATCTCAACCTTGTATTCGATCCGGTAGCCGTTCACGTTACCACTAGAATCGACCGATTGCAGCGCAGGCCAGGCGAAGCGCAGGCGCACGGCCGACAGCTCGGTATTGCTGATTGATCGCACATAGGGGGTGCCGCTACGCAATTCGATACCAAGGGAAGTTTCGTTCTCGATCGAAGGAATGCCCTGGATGTAGTCCTGCTCGACCGAGCCGCTGCGGTACTCCCACTTCACATTCGGGAAGTTCATATTCCCCTGCGGATCTTGCAGTGGCGTGTTGTCGAGGTAGATGTCCTGCGCGGTCGGATTGCCCGCAAACTCGCCCTCGCCCATGGCGATCAAGATCTTGGCCATGGCCACCGAGCGCAGGCTATCTGGTGCCTCGGTCGGGGTCTTTGGCTTATCCGATCCGCCCTTTGCGCCGAAAATTTCAACCTGCTGTGCTGCGCCCATGCGTTTCTCCAGGCAGTAAAAAACCACCTCATGGGCGGCTGTGGTATTCGACGGTTTGGCTACATCTGGTCTTCGGCATAGATCGCGGCACTGATGATCGCCCCGCCCCATCGGCGTTTACCGATGCAGAGCGGGACCGGGTTGCCGGATGCCGTGGTGTTCTTGGCGCTGCCGAAAGCATAGCCGGGGGAGTTCTGGGGGGCTGCGCTGGTCTTCAGGCCTTTGGCTTGCGGGCTAAGCATCTGGATCACGCCACCGGCGACCAGAGCAACGCCAGGGCCTACAAGTGCAAGACTTGCGCCGCCGGTTGGTGCAGATAAAAGATAGCCAGCAGCAATCAGCACCGCCCCCACCACCGTCTGGATGATTCCGTCTCGCTTGCTGCCGGTCACAACCGGGGCGATACGGATGTCTCCATCGCCGCCAAAGCTAAGCTCCTTCTCTTGCAAATTCTTCGACCCACGAAACACAGCAAACTCGATCCCCCGGTTCTTTGCGTTCGAGATGAATCTTTCTAGACCGGGAATCTGCACGCAAAGCGCTTTTACCGCCTCCGCCGGAGTTCTAACCGACAACCTGAACTCACGCCCGAACTGCCGCAATACCCCGTACAACTTCACTGTGGTTAAAGGCTGATAATCGACTGCGATGGCTGACATGGCTTTTCTCTAGGCAATAAAAAACCGCCCGTAGGCGGTCTTCGTATGATTCGTTACAGGCAAGATCGGGCAGTCTCCGCCCATTTTCCACTTCCCATGATCCCGCTGGACTTATAAATCCGAACCTGCGACCCAGCACCCGCTTTGTCGATATCGGCCAGCGCTGCAGCGCCAACAAAATCAACGTTCAGTAACAGCCGATAGCCAGTTTCAGTTTCTGTAGAGGTAGTGGCCGCATTGATTTCTTGCCACTTCGGCATCAGGCACTTGGCATATTTCGCAGGTGTCTTTGTCGTTGAGGCGACAAGCTCCGGCGCTCCATCCTCAAGGGATGAAACCGAAGAACACCCCGCCAGCAAAGCCACTGCAACCGCCCCGATCAAAATCCGCATGTCGTTCCCTCGTTGGTTTGGCGTTTTCAAGGCAGCTCAATGCCGAGGCGCTCTTTGAAAATTTGCTTCCCGTATGCCTTGCCAAGCTCAACAAGCACTCCCAGGCCGACGCCACCAACTTTTTCCGCCCCCTCCTTGGTTCGCCTCCATACCTCGCCATCTCGGACGGTTTCGAGAAACTCATGTCCTTGATAAGTGAGTCGCTTTGGCTGCCACTCGAAATGGTTCATGCCACCCAAGCTAATGCCGGAAAGCAGGCCAGCTTCATCCAAAAGCATGACGTGATAGGAGACGTCTTTATCGGTACGACCTTCAACTTTTAAAGTCATCCATCCTTGGGCCTCGTCATGGGCTTCTACGGCAAGGAGGATTTCTCGGACCAGCTCTTTATCCAGTTTCATCATGAATTCCTTGGGAGGCAGACCAGGATGGTAGCACCAGCCAAGGCCGCACAGCACTCCGGAACTGGCCAAATATCCAGCTTGGATGTAACGCCAGTAACGCTCTGCTGCACACTGGTAGTAGCCTCCTGCCTCCAAACCGTCCAAAGGATCGGGGACCGTCATGAAAATACTGAAAAACGCAGTAATCTCGTTTCGCAACCGGAGAAAGAAGACCTGGGCAGAGCTGAACGACTGGGCGCTCGCCTGCATCGGCGCCCCGAGCTTCGTGGTCGGCAGCTTTTACTTATGGGTTGTCGGTACAACGATACCTGATCTGTTAATTCTGTCTCGCGATCACGGTCTACCGCTGAAAGCAATTTTGGCTTTTGTCTTCTTGGGCGCCCTAGCGCTGAGCAGTTGGTTTTTTTTGAACGTTGCACGGCGGTGCCACGAACTGCTTTATGAGCGAAATTTCAATTAACCAAACACCAAACTCCCTCTGCCTATTGATTTCGACTCCCCCTAAATAGCTGGACATTAATCCAGCCTGAGCAAAATCACAGTTGATCGAGTGAATTCACTCCCCATATATGGCTAGGTTGACCCCAAAATTCTAAGGAGAGGCAAATGCCAACAGATGCAGAATTTCTTCGAAAAAAAACTGAAGAAGGGAAACTGAACAACGATTTTCGCGACCTGATTGAGTCAATCAATTACGAAATCAGGCAGGAAGCTCAGGCGGGTAACTCCAGCACCACCTATCGTTTGAAGGGTGACAAGGTGCAGTTTGCTGACGCAGTTCTTCATTACTTCAGGGAAAGCGACAATCCGTGCGATGTTGATTTCGACGAAGGTACTGGCATCCTTTCCATAGACTGGGCATCGTGCAACGATTGAACCTAGGGCGTTAGCTGCAACGCCCTCCACAACGCTGCGTCCACAAACAAAAGCCTGCATCAGCGGGATTTTGTTTGTTTGATTGATGCAAAAAGCCCAGCTGGTTGGCTGGGCTTTATGCTTCTTCCTCGACCTGAAACGGATGAGTTCATCACTAGGGCTACTGAGGGCGATAAACCAGCAAAAAAATATTGCCGACAGCTAAGCTTGATTCACTACTTCAGATTGAGAAATTCGTCGTAGGTCTTTCATGACTCGCATGCTATTGGCGATATGGAGCCTAGCCTCTTCGACGCGGAAATCCTCGCGAATATCGTAATCGGCAACTGCTCTCATTTGCTTCTGCTTTCGCATCGTTCTACCTAGCGCAGCAAGCCCTTTACTACCGCCATTTTCGTAGCGGTAAATCAAGCGCTCATGTGTAGCCAGTTTTTTATCAGCAGGGCATTGCTGTAGCTTGAGACTTTCAGCTGTAGCCGTTGCTTCGTGAAAAAGTGCGTAATAACTGCGACCTACTGCAGCCCTCGCCCGACACTCGCCCTCACCACCAACCAAATCCTCTGCCAACTCTAGAAGCTCGTTGCTACACACTGACATTGTAAGCGTCTCCAATTTCCTTCAGAGATCCCTCTGTATGGGGACAGATGCCAACTGAAAACAGCGCATCTAATGAGCTGTCAAACGTAGATGAAAGAACCGCATCAATTTCCCTATCGATTTCAACGAGCCGTTCAATATCATCTCGGACTACAAAACGAAACAGTATCCCCTCGCCATGCATCGCGAAAACGTCATAACCAATCAAAGGGTGACAGGACATTTCCTTCACTATTCGCGCAGCAACCGCGAGTCGATCAGAAACCTCATGGTCTAAGGCATTGATTTCGTCCATTAGCTCTGCTGCGCATATGACGCGCCCCACGTAGTCATTCTTTGAGGATCTAGCTTTTTCATAAAGATCTCGGGCGCGCCTGAACAAGCCCAAATGTACACACTGATTTGCAACCGCAATAAGGTCTCGGCTCTCCGCACTCTCTAAGTTCGCAAGCTCAACTTCCTTTACTGCCATGTTTATCTCTCCACAGACATAAAGGGCGTGAGCCGCAGATACGGATTTTGCTAACGGAGGAAGCCCCTCTAGCTCGGCCTGCATAAAAAGTTTTGTCGACAAATCTACCTTCATCAAATAAGCGTAAAGGTACGCTTGTTCATGCAAGACAAGGCCCCGGCTGGGGTCGCCCGTTGGGAGCGCGGCCAACAAGGCATCAAGGCTATTTAAAAGGCGACGCACTGCCATCTCATTGACAGTGTGAGTTTGAGCAATTGAGCTCCACATGATTCTGCGCTGGTTGGCAAAATCAGCGATAGCCAGCTTTGGCTGTCCTTGCATGAAATCTGACTCGGAGTTAAAGCGATGTGCCAGCTTAGTTTCTATCCCATCGGAGGTCGATACTGTTCGCACGTACACTCTACGCGACTTGAGCAATTATCCTGCTGAGTCTGTACTCCCATGTCTCAGGATCAGACGTGTTCGGTCAAGCCACGGACCGCCAAACACTATGATCTCGCTCGGGCGACCGTACAGGTGGTGCAGCAGAAAAGGACCAGGCCCGAAGGTCGCCGCATCCTCACCGGGTAGTGACGGATCACTGCCGAGGAAGATCCCGGCATGGTTCGGGTGAACCGTCCGCCCTACTCCCATCACGATCATGTCACCGCGCTGCGGATGGTCGACACGGACAAAGCCGGCGGCTTCGTAGTTCGCTTCGTACAGGCTGACCGCGTCCGCACTTTCCCACCAGCCGTCCTCGCGCTTGAAGGCCTCGAACTCAAGCCCCAGCTCGCGCTTGTACCACTGCTCACAAATAGCCCAGCAGTCCCACGCACCATGAACAAAGGGCCGATTGAGTAGCGGCGTGTGGCCGGTCGGAGTTATCGACCTGAGATCTCCTTCCGGCCAGCTCAGGATGTGCCAGGGCATCTCGGTCGCCTCGCACATGGCCAGGTCATGCGGTGACGGGCGGCTGGTGGCGTCAGGGTGCGAGTGAACAATGCCGATCACCTCGCCCAAATCTTCCGCCGCGGCGTAGTCCTCCGGGTCAATCCGAAATTCCTCGCTTGGCGTGGTTGCGATGTTCCGGCACGGGAAGTATTGCTCCTTCCGCCCAACCGCCAGCAGCAGGCCGCAGCACTCTTTCGGGTACTCAGCAGCCGCGTGCGCCTGAACCTCCAGCAGGATGTGCTTGCGCATGGTCAGCTCCTGGCAATGAGGGAAACAGCGGGGAAGCCGCCGTGTGGAAGTTGGTTGTTGTCGCCGAAGCGCAACTTGCAGGACTTGAGTCCGCCCTTGCACTCGTCCTTGCTCGGGTCGTCCGTGGGGTTGTCGTCATCGTCGAACATAGCGCTCCCGGTGTAGCCGCAGTTTGGCCCTCGGTATCCGCCGGTCATGGCCCAGTGACAGAAGGTCGTCATCTGGCGACCGGGCAGCCCGTGGTTGTCGATCTCGCCCGGGGATGAAAGCTCCCACTGCACAGCCTCACCGTCCTCACCGGTTTTCTGGTCGATATACCAGATCTCCAGCGCCTCTTGCGTCGGGTCAGCAGTCGGATTGCCGTCCGGGAAGTTCGCCGCGTCCAGGTACTGGGCCATGGTTTCGCGGACGGTCAGTTGAAACTTCAGCAGATCATCGAAGGCCAGGCACAACGCTGTGATGCGCCCGTTGACGTTGCCTGCCATAAAGGTCGGCCGAGTCGCGCTGCCATTGCTGTCTGCGCCAAGGCCTTCAATCTGCACTGGCCAGGCTGCGTACTCGTTGCCCTGCCACCAGATTGACTTGGCTGGCAGTTCGTCGACTGAGCTTTCATAGGCCAGCAACTCTGCTGGCGTGTGCGGGATGGCGTGACCATGGAAGCGCAGCACGTCAGCGCCGTATTCCGTGCCGTCAATTTCAAACAGCCGCACCTCCCCGCCGGGCTCCAGCTTCTGGATGTCCGTTATCAATGCCATGCGGCAATTCCTTATGGGTGAAAGGTTTGTTCGAGAGTGCCGGTCAGGGCGTAAACGTCACCGCCTTTGTGCGCAGACTTGTAGCCTGTGCATTTGTAGAGGCCGAGTTCGCCGAGTGGCGGTGCCCACAGGAAGGCTTTCGCCCCTGCATGGCGGTCGAGAAATGCGATGATCTGTTTGATCGTGACGGCCTTACCGGTGTAGCTGAACGGCCAGGACTGCGACTTGTTGTTGATTCCGTCCGACACTGACTGGCTGTAGCCGTCGGCGAATTGCTTGGATCGCACCCGCTGGCTGATATCGCCCTCGGCCCCCTTTTCGATCTGCCAAGTGAATCGCTCAAGCGCCATAAATCGTCACCCTTTGATTGCTCTGGTAATGCTGCCGCCCTGGCTCAGATCCTTGCGAAGCAGCTGTCGATATTTCTGCTCGACGAAGTCGCCAAGCTCTTTCCCGAACTGCTGATACGACGGATCGCTGGATGTAGCGCTGGTGCTGCCATCACTGGCAACGTTCACCCGCACGCTGATTTGCGTAGATCCACCGCCCATGGCTTGAATGCCAGCCCCGCCGCCAGAAGTCAGCGGCGTGACGCTGCCGCCATTGGCGCCAGTCATGAGGAAGGATCGCCCGCCCTCGTTGTAAAGCTCAGGACCGAGTTCGTTGACCTCGTACAGCGAGTTCGCCGCTACCGGACCGCCAGCAGCTCGATAGCCAGAGAAATCGACATTGTTGTAACCAGCCTGGGTCGAGCCGGCCGACGATGCTGCACCGCTACCGCTGCCGAAGTACGCACTGGCGGCAGAGCTGGCAAGGCTCGACAGCAGACCAGAGGCTGCCTGCCGCGTAGCAATGCGCGCCATGTCAGCCAAAATCGACTTGGTGAAGTCAGAGAACGAAAATTTGCCAGATATGGCGAAATTCGCGACCGCGTCTTCCATCGAACTGAAAGCGTTGGTGAACAGGCTTTTTGTCTGTCCCGCCACATTCCGTGCCGACTCCAAGTAGTTCTGCCACGCCGACGATGCGCCGGCGCTCCAGTCGCCCTGAGCGGCGGTCATGTCATCGTAATTGGCCAGCACGGTGTCGTGCAGATCCTGCTGAGTGGCTTTGAGCGCTGCCAGTTTTTTGGTGTACTCGTCGAGGTTCATGCCGCGGGCGCCATCGCCATACTGGTTGGCCAGCTCCAAGCGCTGCTGGTCAAATCGATCATCGATGCCGTTTTGCTGGTCCCTCAGCCCGCGCTGACGGTCACCCTGGCCAAGACCAGAGGCCGCCCGCAATCCCTGCTGCCGAAGCGTGTCGACCTGTTGCTGCAAGGCCCTGGTGTAGGTGTTGACCGCCAGAGTCTGCTTGTCGGTGCGCTCCTTTTCTTTCAGTGCGAGCACAGCCAGCTCTGAATCAGCATCCTTCTGAGCCTTGACCATCGCCTGACGTGCATCGGCGATCTTCTGGTCCAGTTGGATACCCTGGGCAGCCGTGGTGGTCTTCTTGGCCTTGGCCGCTTCGAGGGTGGATATCTCGGCCTCGAAGGCTGCGGCCACATCCGCGCTTTCCTGCTTGATCAGCGCGGCGCTTCGCGCGGCATAGTCCTCCTGGGATACCAGACCGGCCTTCTGCGCCGCGTCCAGTTCCTTCTTGGCGTTTTTGTAGTCGGTGACGATGTCGGCCAAGTTGTTCTTGGCGTTGTTGAAACCGGTTAGATCGACTTGCGAACCGACTGCTTTCGGACCCTTGAACTGGTCGTCTATGTTCGCCAGGTTCTTGTCGATCGCCGCTTGATTCAGGCGCGGATCGTTCGGCGCAACCTTGCGGATGTCTTCGAGTTGCCGCTTGTATTCCTTGATCGCCTGAGTGCGCTTCTGCTCATTCGTCCATGAAGACTTGGTCAGTGCATCAACCTTCGCCATCGACGAGACGGCATCACCCTGGGCTTTCGCCTGCTCCCCTTGCCATTTGGCGATATCGGCCTCGGCGTCCCTCTGGTCCTCCAGCATGTTTAGCTGATTGGTATAGAGGTCGATCATCTCCTGCTTGTTCTGGAACAAACCGATGTTACCGGCTTGGGCCGACGCCAAATTACGGCGTGCCTGCTCTATGTCTGCACCAATATCTGGCCGGCCGATATTCCTCAGGTTGTCCGCGGCGCGCGCGACAGCGTTGTAACCCTTTTCCCAGAAGCTCAGGTTTTCGAGAATCTTCGGCGTGCGCTCGTTGATGGCGTCCGCGTACTGCTCGGTCGCCAGTTTCACAGCGCCAGTGTGGTCGCCCTGCTCTTCCAGTGCTGCTATCTGTGAGTAAACCGAGGCCGTCAGGTAGTGGTACTGCTCATTCAACGCAGCGGACGCCTTAACTGGGTCGTCGGCCAGCCTGGAGAACTCGGCAACGGTTTCTCTCACTGCCTTGCCAGTGGCTTCCTGCATCGACACGGCGGCCAGGGTGATGCCGGTGAAACTGTCGCCCGCGATCTTGCCGTTGCCGGCCAGAAGGGCCAGAACCTCAGCAGCCTGTCCGGTCGTGCCGACAGTGGCGCTCACTTGCCGCGCCATCTCCCCCAGTTGACCTGCACTTACTCCTGCATAGCTGCCGGTCAGGATCAGTGACTTGTTGTAGCTGTTCTGCTCTTCGCTGCCCTTGTAATAGGCGTACGTGAGCACGCCAACGGCGGCTGTGACCAGCGCGAGTGGTGCAAGGGTCGCGAGCAGCCCCGCGGCGCCCTCTCCCGCCCCAGCGCCCAACTGAGCGACCGCACGAACACCGCTACCCCAGTCACCCGAAGACAGCGCATTCCCCAACTGCACGACGTTCTCTTGCGCCTGACGGGTGCCGAGGCGAAGTTTGTCAAAACCGGTGGCGGTCTTTTCGAGCCTGGCGTAATCCTTATCGATCTTGCTCAGGGCTGAGTTGTACTGGTCCTGGCTGATCCGGCCGGCATCCAGGTGCTTGCCCAGCTGCTCGACTTGGGTGTCGAGCTTGCCCATGGCAGCGCGAGCAGGGTCAATTGCGCTGAGCAGGCTGTTCAGGGCCTTCTGCTCATCCAGTGTCGACTTTGCCAGGGCCACTTGCTGCTTATCGAGCTGCGCAGTGATCTTGGTGAATTCGGCCTCGCCATAAGCTCCGGTCTTGGTGAGTTTCGCCAGACTCTCGCGCTGCTTGGACAGTTCCTTCGTGGTGGTCGCGCCTTTCGATAACGACTTCTCCAGCGCCTCCATCTCTTTCATCAGGCCGACGGCGGACTGCTCAGCGCGATCGCCGGCTTTGGTCAGCTTGTCGAGATCGGTCGCAGCCTGGGCAGCATCAGCCGAGTCGACCTTAATGCCGAGTTCTGCAATGTTCATCGACTCACCTTGAGTAAGTGCCCGTGATTACGGGTTGTTGTCGCGTGCTTCCGCCATGACCGCGATGGCTTCCGATTCCATTACGCGGATGTCCTGAAACACGCCTGGGCGATCCTTCGCCGGAACTCCGACGAGCTTCATCACGTCGGGCAGGACGCCGTAATCGAGTCCGGTTGCGCCGCATGCGCCCGTGCGCCACTGAGTCCCCATCGAGTCCATGACGAGGAACGACCTCCAGTTGTCAGGCCAAACTTCGAAGGTTTCGTCGTAGTCCTCTGGCGAGAAGCCGAACATCGCCATCTGCTCAGCGGAACCATCGGACTCATAGAGCGCACGGGCAGCGGCGGTCAGTTTCCCAAGCGGGCCTTGCCGAAGGCTTCGCTGTAGGCCCTCACGACAGCATCCGAGACGCCGATGCAGCTCTTCACCAGAGCGATGATCGACTCGTCGTTGAGCTTGTCGTTGAAACCCCATGCCACAACCAGGTCCTTGATCTGCTCGACTCCCTGCTCCACTTCCGCAGCGGTGATTTCAGTGAGAGTGGGCCGGGTGTCTTTGAAGCGCTCGCCCAGCGCTTCGGCTTTCACCTGCCAGTCATCGAATAGTTCGGCCAGGGCCGTACGGTCTCGATACTTGAAGGTGAACGGAACCATTGCGGGCCTGCCGCCCACCTGAGGGATCGCCACATCGACGGTGAACGTTGGCTTCGGCGCGATGGAAAACTTTGCCATGAGATCCCCTTAGGCGTTGTAGCGTGTTGGACGGGAGGCGAACGACAGCGTGATGGTCCGCGTCATGATGTTGTTGCGGCTCAGCGTTGGGGTCGCAGTGATCGACACATACGCGTAGTAGTAGATGGTCGCGCCACCGGGAAGATTGGCGCGAACCAGTCGCGGCTCCTTGTCTTCATCGGCGGCTTCCACCACTGCGACGTATGCCTGAGCAGGATCATCTGCAACTGGCAGGGTCATGCTGCTGGCCGACTTGGTGGTGGGCAACTGACGATCATCGTCGTCTTCGAGGAAGCCGTAGGTCAGGAACTGCTGCTCACCGCCGTTTGCGGTCGGCTCGGTGATCTGAGCGATTTGGGTCCAGCCGGACGCAGCACGAACCGATCCCGCACCGGAGCCTGCCGGATAGTTTTTGACGCTAGTGGTATCCACGCCCTCGGCCGCGAAATCGCCCACATCGGAATCAATCACTCGCGCAGGGCGGCCGTTCAGCTTCGCCCACGCCGAATCAATGACAATCACGTCGCCATTGGCCATACCGTGCGCGGCAGCGGTCAGCACTGCGGGCTTGGCGTTGGTGATCGCGGTGAATGGCTTCGGGACGCTCAGAACGCTGGCGATCTCGAAGGTCGTGCCATTGGGAATCTTGACGCTCATGGGTTTTCCTCTTTGCAGAAATGACAAAACCCGCACAGGCGGGTTCTGGGTTGCCCAATGGGCGGATTAGTTTGTGTCGGCTCGGTATTGAAAAGAGACCGGTACAGTGAAGGTCGTGTCGTCGGGAATTGCAGGGCCGGGGTCGACTGGTGTCATGGTGACAACGGTCAGCGCGCCTTTCGTGTTTCGCTCATACAGCGGGAACAAGGCGGCGATCTGATCAACCAGTGTACCGGCTGCGCCGCGGTACTTCCCCGATGGCGTCACGATGCTGACCTGAAACACGCCGGTGTACTGCTTGTGGTCGCCACCGAGCGTGTTGCTCGCGGTGTCCGCCGGTAGCGTGAAAGCCTTCAGGTAAGTGGCGCCGTCAACGGGCGTGTAGGCCTCGTTCTCGACAACGACCTTCGGCGGTACCGGCAACGCCTTAGCCCAGGCGATCAGCTTGGCCTCGTAGATTGAGGCAATGATGTTGTGGCTCATATCTGGTTGTTCCTGATGGCCTCCAGCACGATCTGCTGGAAGCGGGCCACGGTGATGCGGACCATGCCGCCGGGTGCCTGGGTCGAATGCCCGAACTCGAGCGGGATGGCATATGGCAGGTTGTTGATGAGGTAGGCAGTCTGTCCGGCGGTGAAATCGCTAACCGCCGAAACCAGTGCAGCAATCGTCTCCTGGCCGCTCGGATCAACCTCATCGAAGGTGACGTTCTCGACCACATCGATTGAAAGATGCCAGTTGGCCCGGAATCGTCCGCCGACATATCCCTGAGGGGCAACGATGTCCATGCCATCGTTCAGTTTGCGCCCAAGCTTGAGCCGCCCCGCCTTCGTCAGATTGGCCGGATCGCTGCGCAAATCGCTGTTGTGATCGTCTACGGCCTTGTTGTACTGATGGGCCACAGTGTTCTGCGCCCATATCTCAGGGTTGCCCACCGGTGACATGCGGATAACGCTGCTGCCGACCTCGATGATGATCTCGCGCAAGCTTGCATCGATGGCTTCCGTAGCCTGGACTGCGAACTCGGCAAGGCTCAGTGCGAAGCTGCCGGACTGGCCGGCGCCGGCGCGATTCATGACCGCACCTGCAGCTCGTAAAGAATTGGCGTGCCGGCTGGATTGACCTCTTTCAGCGGAGGTACGATTGACCAGGTCCGTCCCTGAACAATGACCTTGTTCAGTAGGTCAGGCACCCACTCAAGCCCCTGCGCGGCGATCTTGAGCTTCTTATCGCCCTGCTTGATCAGGCTGTTGTTCTGGAATTCTTGACCGGTGAAGTCGAGCAGGATGCCTTGAGCGGTCTGCTCGGTGATGGTGTCGGGCGGCGCGCTCCCGGTTTCTGGGTCGTACTCGCCGACGGTTGTTGCGCGGATGGTCACGGGCTGGCCGAACTCTGTGATCATCTCCAGAGCCATCACGGCCATTTCGTCGTAGAAGGCCATGGAGGCTCCGTTTCAGCTATGCGCGGACGGCGAACAGGCCCCGCTTCTGTAAGTAGTCGGCGAACTGCGTAGCGCTCGGCCGATCCGGCGCCGCCGGCAACAGTCGACCGCTGGTGTTCGGGATCGTCGCATACTCGCGAGTCACGGCGCCTTCGACACGCTCCAGCGTTACCGCACCTTTGCGTTTCTCTGGTGGATCGATGTCGTCGGCGTGAATCTCGGCGGCCAAGGCCATCTGGCCATACTGGATGCGAGCCGGCAGGTAGTTGTCAGGTTTGATCTGACAATCCAACTCAACCCCTCGGCGCGGCCAGGCCAGAGCCTGATCGCTGTCCGTCTTGCGCCCCTTCCATGTCATGCCATCCATCGCCAAGGCGGACCGGCGAAGCAGTGCTTCTTGCGCAGTAACATCCGCCGGGATGGTCACGCCGAACTTGCCGGCGTACATGACCAAGTCCTCGGTGCTCGCGTAGCTTTCTGCGTCTGGCTTGCCGGTGCCGTCCTCGATGATGAGTGTCATGGATCAACTCGCTGAATTGAGCTTTGAATGATTGGCCGCCGGGTTACCGGTAGCCAGCAGTATCACGCCTTGGGCAGGTCAGAGACGAGCTTTTCCAAGGATTCTTTCGAGGCATTGGCCCGATAGGCGACGCCAGCCGCATCGAGCTGGGCTTTCAGTTCAGCAATGACCTTTGCTTCTTTGGTTTCGTCTGTTTCCAGCTTTGCTTGGGCAGCTTGAACCAATAGATCGTCCACCTGCTTTTGCAGTGCTCGCGCGCGCTCAGCTTCGGAATCACGCTGACCGGCCAGATCGACCATCTGAAGGCGGATGCCGTCGAGCGCCTGAAACAGACGGATTGCGAGCTCGCCGGCTTCCGGTTTTTCAATCTCGCCAGCGTCAAGCCCATCAATGACAGCTCGGACCATATCGCTTTCGATGCGCAGCTTGCTGATCAGCTCTTCGAGTTCGGCCTTGTTTTCACTAGCCCCAGCAACCAGCACCAGGCGTGGCGCCGCCTCGCTCAGCGTCACTTCGACGCCGACATTCTCGTAGGCATCAACGACCTTCGGCCAATCGCCGACCACAACAACACCGGTCACGCCCGCTTCTGCTCGATCAAAGTGCTCAGGGTTACGGTAGCGCTTATCTGGATCAAAGCCGGAGCTTTGAGTGGAATAGATGAGTTCCATGGAAATCTCCGTAGCGGCCATCGCTGACCGCTGTCAGGGGGGGAGCGTTAAGGAGTGGTCGTCAGGGTGATCATCACGCCGGCGGTGACCTTGTCGCTATCGGAGTGCTTGACCCAGTTGGCTGCCGAACCAACGGCCGCCAAAGTTGGGTTCGCGCCGCCGACGGCGTCCTTCCAGCTGTAACCCAGCACGTCGATGTTGACAGTGCCCTCGGCGCGGTAGCCGATACCGAGGTTTTCCTCGTCGTCCACGTTGTACGAGCGGAAGCCTGGGGCTTGGGACTCGGTGATCACCACGGCATTCGGAAGCAGGCCGAAGATCACGTCTGCTGGAGCGGTATCGGTCACCAGCACAGGCTTGCCGAGGGTGCCCGGGAGGCCCCCATAAATCACGACACCGGCCTCTTCGTAGACTTTGTTGGCTATGGCCTCGTCGACGATATCGAAGTAGGCGCTGGAGTGCATGACCCACAGCGCAATGCGGCCGAACTTATCGCCGAACTTGCGCATGCCGCGGGTCAGAGTCTTTTTGCCGTCGGTTTCAATGTTGGCCGTGACCACCATACCGGCGTTGGAGCTGATGGCAGCGCGCAACGCAGCGGTAGCGTACTGGATGAAGCCTTCCAGGGTAGCGTCGGCCACGTCGGCACCGATAATCTGGGAGAACTCATCGACCGGACGACCGCGACGTTTGAACGCCTCTTCGGTGGTCTGGTACGGGCCGTACTTCCAAGGCGCTTTGACGCCAACCGCTTCGCCGGCGCCGATCTTCTTGGCGGTCACCTTGCCGACGGAGTTGACGTCGCGGTGCTCCAGCGATCCGCCGATTTTGTAGAAGGAGCGTTTGCGGAAGTCACCTTCGATCAGCTCGTTGTCGAGTACGATCGCGCCGTTGGACGATACGTTGAAGACGTCGAGATTGTCCTGAACACGTTCCAGGTATGCGGTTTGCGCCTCATCGTTGTAGATGATCAGGTCGCTGTTAACAGTTGTAGCCATGGGAGAGTCCCCTTACTTGGGCAATTGCAGGTATGCGGTTTGGCCGTGCTTGCGCTGGTAGTCGCGCTTCTGCTCGGAGGTCATTTCGGAGCGCTTGAATGCAGCCTGGCCGCCACCCCCGCCCGGGGCTTGTGTCCCTGAAGCCCTCGGCCACAGGTGAGGCGCGCTTTCGCGCAATGATTCCGCCCACTCGAACGGAGTCAGAGGGGTTTTGCCGTCTTTCCCGAGGATGGTCTGACCAGACTCATCGACGGCGACCGCCTCGCCCTCTTCGTTCAGTGAAAACACGCCCTTGGCGCGCAGGATGATGTCGTCGGTTGCTTCCGGCAGTGCGCCGGCTTTCAGTGCCGCGCCGCGCACCGAGTCGCCCAGGACTTTGCCCTGAAACTTGGTAGCGAAGGCTTCTGCCTTCTCAGCGCGACCAGTTACGGCCTTCAACTGCTTGTCATAGTCACCACGCAGGCGTTCAGTTCGTCGATTGAAGACTTCGTCTACCTTGCCCTCGGTCAGCAGCTTGGTTTCTTCATCCTGGCCCGCCCGGCTCAGCAGGCCTTTGACGGCGTCGATGTCGATGTCGATGCCTTCAAACTGGGCTTCGAATTGGGTCAGCTTGCCGGTGGTGTCTTTCAACTTGCCCAGCAGCTCGGTGTTCTTGGTTTTCAGTCCGGAAACGGATGCTTCAACGGCAGTCGCGATAGCGGCCTTGATTGCCGGGTTTTCCAGGTCGATTTCGTTTTCTTCTGCCACGTTGATGCACCCCTTGGGTATGAGTTGCCCGCTTTGCAGGCGTAAAAAAACCCGCCTGAGCGGGTCACGTTGCGTTTCCAGTGTTAAAGCCTTTCAATGCCGTTCTTTTAGGAGACAAATAAAAATGGCATCAGCGGCATCAAGATATGAACCCCAAAATAATCTGAAGAACGCGTTAAAGATTGCAGTTTTGTCATCCGCACTGACACTAACCGGCGTGCTTGCGACCAGCGTCACCTCCTGGATAAGCAGCGCGCAAACGACCAGGTCTAGCGAAAAGCTCAGTTGTATAAGCCGGCTAGACAAAAGAGAGGAGTACGCTCGAATCAAAAGTGACGCCTTTATCGTTTCGCTAGCGACGCTTGCAACCGGCAGCGCCTCTCCAGGTTTTCAAGAGAAAAAGCCTGCTTACGTAGCAGCTTTCTCGAGAGCTGGTTACTCGTTGATGCTGTTGAACAACTCAAAACTCGGAGAAAAATCCGGTGAACTGGCCGACTGGATGACCATTAGGGTTTCGGACTACAAATCTTTCGAAAGGCCTGAGTTCATTAAAGAGGAATACGAAAATCTCGTTACCGATTGGAAAGACGCCTACTACGAATACATGTCGGAGCTAGACACACAGCGAAAAGATTGCTGAGCAATCACATTCCTGCTCGCTCGAATGCTAGAGGTTCCAACCTCTTCATCTCCGCCAGGGTCAGCGGCGCGAAATTGCGATCAAGCTGCAGTTCTGCGAAGCGCTCAACACTTAGACCACCCTCGCGAAACAGCTTTGCCCGCACAGGCCCAATGGCCACGTCTTGGAACGACGCCGGCTGCTGCTGAAGCCAGTGGTAATAGTCGAGGCTCGCACTGACCTGGCCTGCTCCATCAGCACCAACTGAAGCCCGTGTAGCGTCCTTGGCAAATATTTCGCTCAGCTTGGTCAGCAAGACAAATGTGGTTCGACAGTTCGGATGGAACGGTGGGCGCGGCCCGGAATCGACCGGGAAACGTCGTTTATCCATCGACCGGCATTGCTGACTGGTTTTGCTGTCCAGCGTGGCAACCATCTCGATCTCGGACACGATGTCCGTATTGGCCTTAGCCACCTCCATGCGCGCTTGGGACGACACATGCTGAATTGCCGTGTGTACGACCGTGCTGGCATTACGATTGGTGGTGGCCAGGATGCCATCCTTATACCCCGCCGCCTTGGTGCCGCGAATGTTGCGGATCACCTGGAAGTTCGTTTGGCCTTCGAAGAAACCCTGCCGGATCGTGCCGGTAACACGCTCACGCTCAGCGGTGGTCCAACCCTTGATAAACGACTTCAACAGCTTCCCGCCACCGGCGCCGCGCACGCTGAGTGGATTCGTCAGCACCGCCGTCCGGATGGCTGCCGCCGTCGGCGTCGCAACATCGAGTGACACGCTGTCCGGTGCAGACCTGGACAAGCTCGTCGCCTCGAACTCGGCTTCATAGTTGGCGATGTCGATCAGGTCGAGGTTCAACTGCAAGCTGTAGCGGTCAAAGATGCCCAGCAGCAGACTGTCGACTTCCTTCAGAAGCGCTTCCAGCCGTTTGACGTTGTACTCAGTCAAATCTGACTGGGTGAGCCTGTCGCGAATCGAGCGGTCAATCTCTTTTAGGAAAGGGGCAAACTTGCCGACCTCCCCTGCCTTCAACTTTTCGAGAAAGACCGCGTGCCGGATTGTGGCGTCAAGGATTGCTTGGTTTGCCGCCATTTGGTGTTACCTCGTCATCTAGGCCCAGGCCGTCGCCTTGCTCTTGAAGCTCACCGTCGATCTGTTGGTCTGTACGCTCTGGAGCAATCAAGCCCAGCTTGCGCAAATAAACCCGCAGATCTGCCTTCGCGAAGCCGCCGTTCTGCCACAGACCAACCAAAGCAGTGATCATCTGCGGATCAGCCGTCATCTCGACGAACTCTTGATTGACCTGGTACGCGACCTTGTCACTGAAGCCCATGTACTGGCTGCACCACATGATCGCCCGGGTATAGGCCTCGCTGACGTTCGCCACGCATCCAGCCAGCACCGATGTAGATGCAGACTGATCACCGCGGGACTCGGTAGCCGTTTTGGCAGCCAGTGAAGCGACGACCATCCGCGCACCCAACTCAATCATCATCTGGTTCTTGTCGGCCATTGCCTCTTTGACCAGGGTGTTCGGCGATGGCTGTGCGTAACCAAAGGCGCCGCCTGCGGGAAGCAGCATTGGCGCCCGGGAGCCGACGTAAACGCCGTTTTTCTCCATATGGTCGCGCCACTGCTCATCCAGGCCGGAGATCCATGGCTGAGCCTGGCCGCACCAGAAGACGCTGTCTTCGTAGTCAGCGCTGTTGCGGTAATGACCTAGATTGATCATTGCGATGTCGTACAGCGGTGACTCGTCGATTGTTGGATCGTTGTTTTGTGCACCGACGAACGTGAACGGGATTTCTTTGAGGCGTCCAGTAATACCTTCAGGAGTGAATGTTTCCGTGATCTCAAGTGGTCCACCACCTCTTGGCCCAGACCGGCGCCAAACTCGGCAGACAAAGCCTTCAGGCTCAAGAGCAAGCTCACGGAACTGCTCGACGACTTTGAAACCGAATCCATCCTCAATCTCAGGCATTTCACGCAGCACAACCAACGTCAGCACGTTGTGACCGTTCACCATGCCGGTGCGCCAGTTGATGATGTCCTCAGCGCAGTACGACAGGATCACCGAGTGACCGCCGATACCGTCGTCTTGGTGGTAGTCGACGTAAAGCCCATGCCGTCCCGCCTCAAGCACCTTCTCAAGCGTGCCTTGGGAGTGTTGGTAAATGCTCACACCGGAACCGTTGGCGTTGTCCTGCAAGTACTCCAGCTTCTTTGGCACCGTCAGCGTCGGGTCTTTGTGAAAGGCTAGGCCGAGCAGACCGTTGCGAGTGTGTCCCGTGGCGTTCTTGAACACCGCGCGCTCGCGGTACGCCTTGTTGCGATCGATGTTTTCCGGCGACTTGTCGTGCGCGTTGATGTACGGAAGCCGAGACACAACCCGGTGCTGGCCGGCGCAGACATCACGGACGGTAGCCCAGCGGTCTAGCACTTCGATGTAGTCCGCCCGCTTGTAGGAGACGTCATTGCTCATCGGGCGTATCCCATTTTGATAGAGGTGACGATCGCTTTGATCGGATAACGTTTTGCGATGAAGTAGCCGGCAGCGTCGTTCATATGGTCGTGGCCCTTCTTCGGGTCTTTGTCCGGCTCGCCCTTGTCGGTGTAGGTTTGTCGCTCAAGGCACAGAGTGAGCTGCGGGCATTGGTCAATGTTCACCTTCAAGCGGCGCTCACCGTAGGCGTTGAGCAGCATGGCGTTGACCGAGTTAACGCGATCCTTAACGCCGGGGTTTGTCGAATCAACGATGACGGTGAAGCCTGCTTTCTTCAGCAGCGATAGGTCCGACTCGCTGGCGTTCTTGCTGCTGGTGTTCTGGCCGCTGGCGTCGGGATAAACCACCACAGAGTGACCAGGGAAACGAGCTTTGATCTTCTCAATCATTTCCGGCGTGTCGCGCACGCTGTGGAACTCATCCAGAGCCAGCGGCAGGTCGTCACGCACGACGTAGACCACAGACGCCATCTTCATGACGTTGAAGTCCATGCCGATGTGCAGCGCCTCGCCCGGCTTTATCCGCTCGCTGGTCCGGCACTCTTCACGGTTGAACGTGTAATAAACGACGCCTGCGTAGTTCTCGAAACCGGCCTCGTACTCTTGCCGGAACGTCCGGGGATCCATCTTGCGCTTGGCAGCTTCGAGCTCTTCCTCGGGAACGTTTCCGCCCTGCAAGGATGTGTACTGCCAGCTCTTGTGGTCAGGCTCACCGCCAGGTTTGCCGTCGAGGTATGTGTCGTAGCAATGGTTGAAGCCTTTCGGCGTGCCAATGCGTAGCGCATGGCCGCCCTTTCGCACTCCGATACTAGGAATCGTGTACTGACAGGTCGAGAGCATCGGCCTCAGCACTTCTTCCCACGCAGCCCACGGGCAGTCTGCCCATTCATCCACAAGAACAAAGAACAGGCCGGAGCCGCGCAGGTTGTCGTAGTTATCGAGCCCTACCACGCGCATGACGTGACCGGACTTAAGCGTTATCGAGCATTCAGTCTCGTTGGGACGGTGTGCACGCCATGCCTCGGGAATAGCCTGCTTCAGGCGGCGCCAAAACACACGTTTGGCCTGCTTGAAGGTCGGCGCGCCGTACCAGATCTCGTCTTCAACGCTCACACCCCACTCAGCAGCAAGGCGGGCAGCGCGGCGCATCTCAGCTTTGCCCAGGAACGTCTTGCCGAACCGTCGACCACACACCGCATCGCGAAATCGGGCCTCAGGCTGAAACCCCCAGCAGTAAATGTTCGCCTGCTTGGGCGTCAGCTTGACCGGAGGGTCAAAGGTGCGGGGAAGTCGGGACATTCTCATCAGGCTCCAGCGTGTATTCAGCAACGGCGTGCTGCTGGTCCGCGTGAGAGCCAAGGTTCTTTTCAGGCTCGAGGCGGCGATTCACGTAGACGTCGCCCACTTCTTTGGCGGCTTGCTCGTACAACTGAGCGGTAAGCGCCAGGTTGCGCATGGTCTCGGCCTTTTCCGCCATTCGCCCCAAGCCGCGTAATCTGAACGCACGATTGGCTATCGGAATCTCGGCGGTTTCTTCGCGAAAGCGCTTGCGGGTGTCTTGGAATAAGGTCGCCCACTTCACAGCAAGCCCCTTCCCGGCAGACTTGGTTGGGTCGTGCGTCTCCACCTGCTGGCGGCTCACCACAACCCCATATTCGTTCTTGACGGCTTCCACCACCTGGGACGGTGTGTCAAAGCACGCCAGCGCCTGAACGATGAAGCTCTTCACCTCATTTTTCAGGACTGCCATAAATTCTCATCCGTCTAGAGCCTGTCAAGAATCAGGCCGATCTGAGCAGACAGGTTCCGCAGGCCCTCGATATGTTCAATTTCCCCACCTCAGCAGGACTGTTTGCAGCGTCCACCAACTCTTGCACGTCAGGGCTCGCACCGTAGCGGCGGACGACGCCGACGAACTCCTCGACGTCATGTCCGCGCATCTCAAGCTTTGGCAAGCCTTCCTGGGTGAACTTGGGAGCGCCGTACTGATCCTTCGCCTGGGCGATGTGGTAAAGCTCATGCTCGATCAGTGCGCAGAAGTCAGCGTCGGAGCACTGGGCGCAGTAATCAGCAGCCAGGGTGATGATGTAGGTCGGCACAGTGCCAAACCAATCGAACATCTGCTGCTCCATCCGGGCCTTCTGCCATCCACCCGCGCGGAACGCTACTTGCTCGGCCTGACCAACCACCGTGCGTCCCTTCTTGCTGAATGCAGCCGATGCCCACATCACACGGATGTCAGCGTCGATCAGATGAGCATGGTCTTCGTTGTGAATGCTGCCGGTGTCGGCCAGGATCTCGGCGTTCAGCCATTCCCATACCTCAGGCGCTGGCGCCAACCGGATACCGAAGTCGGATAGTCCTGACAACTCCAGGATCGAGGCAGGTGGCATCGGTCTGTTCACGAATCACCTGAGACTTGAAATGGTGGCTGGTTGCCGGTATTGGTGGGAATCAACTCAACGGAAGGATTCAAAAATGTCGAATAGCAATGCAGCGAGTTACGTAATGGATGCAGGCCCGCGTAACACTGAAGAGCTGGGCCACCGCGCAAGAGCGGTAGCGGCAGCGATCGAAGTGATCGCCGCGAAGGCTTCTGGGGCAGATGCGACCAGTCTAAAGGTAGAGTTCGCCAATCTTTCTACATACGCCGACCAGATCCAGGCAGCACTGAAAGTGAAGTGATCCACCCGTGCCGCACTCACCTGCGGCACACCTACCTCGCGTCACCACTCATCAAGCAGAAGGAATGGCAGAAGATGCCTATCGAAGAGTTCGGCGGTAAGAACAACTACAAAATTACTCCGCCGCTGCCACAGCACCTGGAGCACCAACCGATTTACGCAATGCCATACCAACCATTCGATGGCATGTATCGTAAGAACACTGACGCACGATATCTATCAGTCGGATTGTCGCAATGGGGGCACGAAGATCTATCCCTGAAAATCATGCGCTACAGGGACCAATGGTCACGTCAGTCTGAGGAGATCCCACTCCATAGAGTTATCGACTCGACTGTTTTTCTGGCGAAGGTTTTGCTGGATAGAGACCAGCAAAGCGTAGAGATAGAACGTAATCTTTTTGTAGATCAGCCAGAAGGATTTCGAGTACGAGAGGAATCCGTAGCTTCTACTGATATCCAGAAGTTTGAGGCTTTTTTAGAGACTCACAACGACGACCTGAAAGAACGCTTCAACAAGCTTTTTCAGCTGCTCAGTAGCCTCAAAACACAGGGTAAGCTCTAACTCCCTAGTTTCAGCTCGCGACACAATTTTCTCGTTCGCGAAACGTGTCGCGACCTACTTGCCCAATCTCGGCTGCAGGATCACCCGGGCAATCATCACCAGGACACCCAGCACGCCATAGGCCATCGGTGGCAGCACAGCCTGAAGTTGCGGCATCAGCTGTTCAGCGATACCCAGTGCCGCAATGGCTCCACCCGCCTGAACGCTGGTCATGCTCAGCGCTTTTTTCCAGTTGTCGATCAGTTGCATAGTCACTCCTGCCGCTTGGGCAATTTGAAGTCGGTGAATCGGTCGGCCAGGTCGGCAACCTTCTTCACGCCGAGGGTGCCGATGACAGCGCCGAGGGCAGCTGCAAGGCTTGAAGGCAGGTTGAAGTATTCGAGCAGCGGGAATGCCCCGGCTGTGATCGCGCCACACAGGCAGGATTCGAGCAGGGCCTGTCGCCGCCCGCCTCCCCCGTAGATGACGCGCAAGAAGGCGATCCAGCACGACAACGCCGCGGCGTAGAACATCGGGGAGTGTTGGCTAAGCCAGGCCATGACGATGAGCCAGGTGTCTGGTTTGTCGGGCATGTTTGGCATCCGGATTCCTCCCTTTCGGGGAGCGAAATAGATCCGGCTCCAACAGCACTCCCAGCTCGGAGCAATGGGTGTGGTGGAGCCGAAAACAGAAAGACCGCTGCATGTGCAGAGGCCGCATATATGTGCGCATCGCCGGCGATGATCTCCGAGACCTTACGATCTGAACGCTAAGCAGTAGCGCTAAAGGAATGTCGGGACCATGATCTCATTGCAAGTTGATCCGCCCTGCTACAGTTAAATCTCAATCCGCCATCTATGGAGAGATCATGAACATAAGTGAGTTGATAAACCTGCTCGAAGCCAGCAAGGAGAAGTACGGCGATAAAGAAATTCGTACCAGCTCCCCGGATGGATTTCGCCCCATCGTTAACGTCTTGCCGGGTATGTCATTCGATAGGGAGGACTTCTTGTTCATTGACTACCTTCGTAACTGGCCCAGCAAAACGGGCGAGCCCTCCGGCAAGGGGCGCGATAACGCTTAGAAACCCGTAGAACTTACCGACTGTTTAGCAAACAGAAAGTGTGCCCACCAACTGGTACCGCCTTCCAATAGCGCATCCGGGAAAACACCCACTCGCGTAGAGGCTTTCCTCGGTGGCGCAAAAAAGCCCGCAACATGCGGGCTTTTCTATTACGACCGGGCGTACTCAGCAGGGGGACAGGCTGACACCAACAGGCGCGGCCTTAAACGTGGTCATCACGAAGTGATTGCTGGATGCGCGCAGGTTACTTTTCAGGGCCTGTTCATTCGGCTGGCTACCCGTTCGCCACATGGCGAGGGCAAGGTCCAGTCGCTGCATGGCGACACCTTGCGGCTCGGTCATCACTGCCAGTTGGTAGCTGACAGCTCGCAGCGGTTCGGCGAACGCGGTCGCCGAGAAACAGGACAGGCAGGCGGCGAATGCCAGCCCCAGGTACATCGTGAGTCGCTTCATCATCTGTCATCCCTCTTGGGCTGGTTTTTCTTCGGGCAATAAAAAACCCGACGCGATGGCCGGGCTCTTTTGAAACTGTTCGCTATTCGCGATCTGTAACGTGAGGATCGTTCAGATTCACAATACTTTTACGCCGCAGCTCGATAAACGCATCCGCCTCAGACTCGGTGAGCTCTTCTGCGATCACCACCATGCCGTGAAAAACTGTCCAGCATCTAGCAGAACGCGAATGCTTGTTCCGTTCTTTTCTCAAGGTATCCATTTCAACTCCAGACCAAAAATCGGTGGAGGAAATCTACCACGCGGAAACAAAAAAACCCGACTCAACGGCCGGGTTTTTTGGATCACTCCTACACGCGCAAAAGTGACAGGATGGATAAATATTCTCTCATTCTCTCACTACTTGCAATATCTATTCGCTATGCCGCGCAACTTTCGATTAATCCCTCTGCCTCCATAATTTCATGAGCGGCGGCCAGTGCGTCGTTCACCTGATCGTCCAGCGTCTTGCGGATCGAGGAGCGCCACCGGTACCGGGTCGACTCTGGCTTGCCGTCGTTGTCCCAATTCGTGATGTCGTACCAAGCTGCCGGAAGCACTGCCGCGGATCGCTTGCCGTCAGTGCCAGCCACCTGCGGAATGGCCCAGGTCAGAATCGCGCACTCCCGGAACCGCTTCGGTGCTGGCGACTTGACCGAGTTCAGCAGCTCCAGGATAGCGCCATGCTTGCGATCGTCATGCGTGGAGTACTTCGCAACCAGAGCTCTCCAGTGTGCAGCCGACAGAGACTTGTGCAGGCGACCGAACACCCAGCAGTCGGTGAGGAATGCAGCCTCCTTGCCCACGATCTCCCCTTTCTGCTTGGCGCACTGCACCTTGGGCTCAAAGTCGCACCCACCGGCAGAGTTGATGGTTTCGGCGGCCAGCGCCCGAACTACTGCGGATACCACGTTGCGATAGGTCATGCTGCTGCTCCCTTCAATTCTCTGGTCAGTGCCCGGTAGTCGGCCTTGATGGTCTTGATCTCGTCGACGGTGTACTTGCGGGCCGAATGAGGCCCTTCCAGCCAATCCACTTTGTCGGAACCGATGCGCTTCACCAGCCGGACGCGGTACTCCACCGCGTTACCGGACAGGTTCCGATTGCACTTCACGCACTGGCGATGGATGTTCAGCGGTTCGAAGCGCAGCTCTGGGCAGGCACCAACTGAACGATAGTGACCAGCATCCCAGCGGCTGCCTGTTATCAGGTCGTGATCGCTTGGCATTGAGTCGCAGCTGATGCATGGCAGGTGCGCGTCACGCAGGCGGACAAACTCGTTCACCGCTGTCTGGGCCTCGCGAAGGTGTTCCGCCCGGCTCTTCAGCTTCTCCTTGCGAACCTTGATCTCCCGGCGCTCGATGGCGGCCAGCTCTTTGCGTTTTTTCTCCTGCCTGCCCCTGGCAATCACGACGGCACAGTCCGGCGAGCACCAACTCTGAAAGCTTTGCTTCGGGACGAACACCGCCCGGCACGACGTGACACTGCATTTCTTCGGTCGAGGTTGTTTGGCGGCGAGAGTCATGCAGCCACCCCCATCAAATGCTCGGCCAGCAGAACCCAGGCCACCGGCGGCAGCACGAAGCAGACCGCAGTCATCCAGAAGCCTTTCGCCAAAGCGATGCCGCACACCCAGGCGGTGACCATGACCAACATGGAAACGCTATTGGTCGCGTTCATGCAGCCGCCTCGCCCAGCAGGTCCGTGAACACCACGCCGCGCTCCGTGAAGTCCGCAACAATACGATCGGTGTAAGCGATGCCCTGGACGCGACTGAACAACCGAGTTACCGGGAATCCGTCCGGACCGAACAGAGAGCAGCCCCCCATCATGTCGAGCTTCTGTGCGTAGGTCAGATGACGCATGGTCTGGTACCAAGCCGCACGGAAGTCGTCGTCCTCGTTCAGCAGGATCTGAACGCCAAAGTGCAACTTGCAGTACCGGCGGGCGTCCTCCACGTCGCCGATCTGCGTCATCGCGGCAATGCGCTGGTACAGGCTGAACCACAAGGCATTCTGGTCGAGCGTGCGGTCCTTGCCGGGACGCAGCGACACGACGACGAACTTCTTGTCGCGGTACATGGTGGTCAGGCTGGTGATGGCCTCGGAGAGCTTGGCTTGGCTGTTGACGCTGATCTTGTCGGTCATGGGCGAACCTCGGACAAGTTCCATTTGGCTCGGTACTCGGCGAGGAAGTCAGCAGGGAATACTGACTCCCAACCGCATTGCCAGCAGCGGAACTGTTTTCCGTTCCAGCTGGTTCGCGGCATAGTTGGGCACTTCTCGCCTCCGCAGTACGGGGAATAACCGCGGCGCGACATGAGGTTTTCGCGAACGATGCTCATGGCTGCTCTCCCTTGCTCATGTCGGCACCCACAGACCAGTCCTTGTGCTTGGCTCGCAAGCGGCTCAGTTGGCCAGCCAGCTTTGCGCGGCTCAACTCAAGCGCCTCGTTCTCGGCCTTGAGCTGGTCTCGTTCTTCCACCAGGTTTGCCGTTACGACCGCACCTTGCGATGCCAGAGCGCGCAACTGGTCGGCGCGGGCCTGAATCTCTTCTGCCCCCATACCCGACTTCCAGCCAAGGCGCTCTTTCACGCGGCGGATTTTCCGGCTGATGTTCGGCGGCGTGCACTGATGCAGTTCGGCCAGTTCGATCTGGGATGTTCCGCTGATGAAGCTAATCAGCAGGTCTACGTCGCCCCGGTGAATTGCTGGATGGTCGCAAAGGTTCAGTTTTACGTTTGCAGCAAGCCGCTCGTTCTCGGCGATCAGGGTCGCCACTATCGGCGGCAGGCTGCCCTGCGCTACCAGACGCGTCAGTTCGGTGTAGTCACCCATGTGCATGCCCTCCCCGGTTCTTGCCAAATTTGGCCATCAGCTGTGCACGTGCGGCGGCGCCTGACGTTGGAATACCCTGGATCTCCAGCAATCGTGCCTGGCGCTGAGCTCCGTACTCGTCTGCCAGCTCCAGTTCGGTCTTCTGGCCGTCGTGCCCGATGCCAATGGCGACGTCTTCCAGCGGCAGGCCTGCGACCAGACGGCGAATGGTGATTTCATATGCCCGCTCGAACACCTCGCTCGCCTTCTCAGGCACCAGGTCACCAAGGTTGTGCATCTCGCATTGCAGCGCAGCGTGTCGAATGGCCGGGTGGGACCAGGTGCGACCGCCAAACCTGCTCGGATGGGAGTTTTCCAGCGCTTCCCGAAACGCCTTGTCGTGGGACGGAATGCCCAACATTTCCGGAGTGGGCTGACACAGCTTGATGAACTTGCCGACGCTCGGCATGAAGTCCGTACCCAGCGACCGGCAACGCTCAACGCCGAATCGGATTTGCTCCAGCTGAGCTATCCCCTCGACGATGAAAGCCTTGATCCAGCTGCGCTTGGCCGAATCCAGCGCGTCATCGGTCGGCCAGGCCTGTTTCCACGCCGGGAAGATAGCCTGCAGTTCCTTGAACAAGGCGTTGACGACATCGATTGTCCCGGGCGGCAGGGTCTTCGGCATCACCGGCATGGCTGGCGGCTGGTAACTGCCTATGGCGGCGCGCAGGTCAGTGGTAGCACCGGCGACCTTCATGAGTTGAGCCGCGCTTCTCGGCGGCTTTGGCTTGTTCACAGGCCACCGTCCAGATTGTCAGCCCAGTCGCGGCCGTCAAAGTCAGGACCGTTGACCTGGCGCTTCAGTGGGAACTGACGAACATTGCTTGCCGCTGCGTTGTCGCGTTTGATCCACTTCACCAGAAGGCTCACCCAGGCGGCTTGAGTCTCAGCGCGGCCAGATGCCGAGTAGTGGCAGACGAACGATGCGGTGGCTTCGTCCGTAAATGCGCTGACAGGAATAGCCATGCGCAAGGCGTAAGCTTTCAGCAGCTTGTCGTCAGGCTTCCACTCAAGGGTCATTTCGCACGGGGACTTAGGGTCGCACGCAGCTTCAGGAGCCTCGCGCAGAGTGTTGTGTTCTTCAGGTATCAGTGAATCAGGTATCAGGGCGTTATCTAACGGTGAACCTCCGTTAACTAACAGTGGCTTAACGTTATTTTGGAGTGTTTTAACGTTAATCAGCTTTTTCGTGCCGGTGACTACACCGTTTGATTTCCGATCATGGACAGAGAGAAAGCCGTCTCTGTCAGGCAGCGCGCTATCTTTCTCGGTCCCGTGCGGCCGCTGATGCTTCTGGAATGTGGGAATTTCAATGATGGATTGACCCAGTACCTGGTAGCGACTTATGAACCCGTGATCGCTCAAGGCGTTAAGCCCGTCAGACACGTCATAGGTATCGCAAGGGAACAACTCCATCTTGATGCGCTTAGGGCGATCCTCGAGGCGCCCTTCGCGGTCGGCAAGGCACCACAGACCAATGAAGAGCAGTCGGTCGAACGGCGGGAGCTCGGCAATAACCTCATTGCTGAACAGGCCGGGCTTTATGTTTCGTGCTCTGGCCATTATGCGGACCTCAGAAGTCGAGGCGAGCCAAGAGAGCGCAGTCCGTTTCTGCGGACTTCGTCTGTTGCGCCATGGTTGGGATGGAATCCGAATTGGGATTCGCTTTGCTTGCGAGCGGCAACGGCCGCATCGAAGCTGTCGAAGAACCCGAGGTTGATCCTTTTGCCGTTAACCTTGATTCGCGCCCGCCACCCTCCGACCTCCTTGAAAACGCCAGTTGCGCCAGAGGTGTTGTCTACCCGACGGTGGGAGTTGCGCTGATTGTCCTGAACCGAAACCACACGCAGATTCTCGATTCGGTTGTCATTCCTGACGCCGTTAACGTGATCGATCTGCCCGTCCGGCCAGTTGCCGTAGGTCATCAACCAGATAACGCGATGAACGCGGTACTTGACGTTATCGATCTTGATGCGGAGATAACCGTTGCCGTCTAGTGAGCCCGCAGGCTCTCCTGGCATAGCCCGGCGGCCGCGCATGACACGATTTATAAGCAGTCCGCCATCAATGTAGAAAAGGTCATTCGCCTGATCGGCTGTAAGCAGTGATTCATTTTCGATGCGCGACACGTTTGGCGAGCGGCTGAATTGTGTCGCAGACTTCTTCAGGCCCTGTACATCGGTGTTAGAGGTATGCATAATCGGCCTCACAGATGCTTTTGTTGTACGCCGTTGAAGAAACCACCGGGCCTGGTGGTTTTTTTTCGCCCGCTGTTTGGGGTTTGCTATTCAGAGCCGTCATCGGTTCGTCCTTTTTCAGGCCCTTTTAAGTCCGGCGGATGGTGGCGCCGGGGTGTTGGCAGGTTCCGGATCTTCCCGGCACCTTTAGGCCTGGTCTTCTCGAAAAAACGCTCTGCTCCAAGCTTTGCGGCGTACTCGCTAGGCGTCATACCCTTTGCCTTTGCTAATCGCTCAAGCTTCTCGTAGAGGCGTCCATCGATCCCATGGCAGATCGTGTTTTCGGGCACGTTGGCCTCCTTCAGGGACTTCAGGCCATGTGGCGTTTGTCGTTAACATCCGTCTCAACGATGCTTTCCAGTTTTTCTTCAACGCACATGCGCACAAAGACCGCGAGCTGAAGCTTATGCAGCTTCGCAACAGCCTTGAGCGCCTCGTAGGTCTCGTCGTCATAACGGGACTTGATCTCCCGGTCTTTTAGATGGCGCGGCTCGTCGTACATGTACTGCTCCTTGTGGCTGATGAATTTGTTAGGCGGCGGATTGGCTGGAAACGCCTTCAGGCGGGAAGGCTTCGTCGAGACCGCACTTGGCTCCAAGAGCGTTCAGCGCGGAAACAATCAGCCGTGCCTCGCTCAGTCCAGGGCAGCGCAATCCAGACTCGTAATTCGCGAGGCGCGACTGATTCCACCCAAGCGACCGACGAAGAGCTGCCTGGGTAATCCCGGCCTTCTCTCGAATGTTTCGGACGTGGTTCATGAAGTTCGCTCCAATGGCACTTGGCTGAAGGATAAACACGCATCGTGTTAAAGGCAAACACAATAAGTGAAAGCCGGGTATTTCAATACGTGATTGAATCCCGCGCATGAACGAATTAGCTGAGCGCATCAAGCGCGCAAGAAAGAAAGCAGGAATGTCCCAGGCTCAGCTGGCGGAAGCTTGTGGGTGGAAATCGCAGTCACGCGTGGGGAATTACGAGGCAGGTACTCGCGAGCCAACCTTTGCCGACATAACCGCGATGGCAGCAGCACTCAGCGTGGAGGAATCCGATCTATTGATAGGCCACCGAGTTTCGAAGCCAGAGAAGGTTGCTCAGGAACAGCAGTCATTGTCCTCTGCCGATCTCGTTCGGCAAATGCTGATGAAGCACGGTAAAAACTTACCCGTGGATGTTCGGCAGAAAATCTCGGATGCAGTGCAGGATACTGTGGTGGTTGTCTCGAACAACGTCATCACTGCTGACTTCTCCCGCCCCGGCCTTGTCGGCGACGAAATCAGGATCGCGCACTACGACATTCGTGGGGCCATGGGTGATGGACAAAAGGCAGCGGACTTCCCTGAGATGCTGAAGGACATTCGCGTTAGCCAAAAGCACCTTCGCGAGCTGGGCGTTGAATACGAGGATTACAACTACCTCAAGCTTGTCACTGGCTGGGGACAGTCGATGGAGCCAACCATCAAGCACCGAGACCCGCTGATCGTAGATATCAGCATCCGGGACTTCATTGGTGACGGCATCTATCTGTATTCGTGGGATGACCTGCTGTACATCAAGCGTATGCAGGTCGCTGACGCTGATAATTTTGAGATCATTTCAGATAACGCACGGCATACACCAAAGCGGATAAGACGTGACGACACGCACATTCTGGCGCGCGTGCTGCTGGTGTGGAACGCTCACTTGGTGTAACCCATAACGCGAGCCAAGCTCGAGTAGGCATGGTGGGAATTTGTAAAACACGGAGTTCCATGGATACCAAGGATAGGTATGACAAATACGATGATGTTTTTTGCGCTGGCCATGCTGGTCGGCTGCAGCACACACGAGCCGGAACACCCTTTCCTCCCGCAGGGCAACATGCCGATGACGGAACACGAGTACGAAGAAGCTCGGCTTTTGCTCCTCAAGAAGCAGGAGCTTTCGCCTGTGCGAGCGAAGCCGGAGTGATTTGGCACAGCGGAGATTTGTAACCGATCTGGAGGATTGAAGGTATGGCGCACTCAATTCGATACCAGATTGGCGAATCCGTCCGCACCATTGAGGCTGAGGTGGGGAAACTGCTCGAATTGGCAGCAACGCTTAGAGATGCTGGGGATGAAGAGCTGGCAGCAGCAGTCTCGGCCCAGGTGAACAAGCTTCTGCAAGCTGCGGTAGCACTGAGAATCGCTTTGGCAGATTGAACAGCGGATTCCCGTGATGGGGATTTGTAAGGGGCGATGATGGGACTCAACAAACCAGAGCAAGACCTGAAGCGCGACCTCCAAGGTGTCGCCTCCGACCTGAAGTGGTCAGCGGTTGAGCTGATGCGAATAGCTGAGCGCGCCAGCCTGGCCGGCAATGAAGCAGATGCCCAGGCATTACTGAAGATGTGCACCGTATTCCATGCTGATGAGGATCGGCTGACGGCCTACGTTGAGGAATTGAAGGCGGGAAGGATTGTGCGGGGGAAGGTTGAGTGAGAAAATTTATTATTCGATTTCAAGGATAGATTAATGCCGCCAAGTGATCAGGCCGAAACGCCGAAGTTAGATATACATTTTGACGAGGCGGTAAGGTTTTTTAAAAGCCAGTCAAGCCCCGGCGAGTGCCCTATGTGTAAGTCGGTGTCTTGGGCTTTACCGATAGAAGTCGAAGGCTCTCCGCTTTCTCTCTCGGATAGCGGTATGCGTACACTTGATGATTTGCCAGTGCTTGAGCTAAAAATCATATGCAATGTTTGCGGGTTTATGAGGTCTCACAGGGCAAGCTTCATTAGAGAATGGCTTGATAAAAACCCTGTAGATGTTGAGGCCGATAAACATGTCTGACCATCAGATTTTTACGGCCGGTCATCTGCCTCAAGGGCTCAAGGGTGACAAAGGTGGGCTTGGAGGCAATACTAACGGTCAAGAACCGCCCGGAGGCGACCCAATGGAAGCTCGTGTAGTTGCGCTTGAGAAATCTATCCCGGAAATTCGGGAGGCTCTCGCACGCATTGAAACTACGCTCGGTTCCTTCGACAAGCACGTCTTTCCAAACCTTGCCACTAAGGCTGACATCATCGAAGAAACCAGTGGGACAAACCTCGCAGTTGCTAACTTCCGCACTGAAATCACGCGCGTGGAAGGCTCGATGATCAAATGGTTTATAGCAACCGCAATCGTTTTGTCCGGCGGCGTGGGAGCTATCGCGTTTGGCCTGGCGCGCTCACTGAGCTAATGCATCAATAGTGTCGTTGAGCCCGGCCCAGTGCCGGGCTTTTTCGTTTCAGCCTTGCGCCTCCGCACGCTCGATTTACACCATACGACTGCTGAAGGATCGCCGAATAGTTTTGCCCGCACATGCGGGGTTTGTACTTCCTGATTTCGCCCTCCCCGTCTCCCCCTCTTGAAAGCCCTAGCCCCGCCACTGATCGGGCGTTTCGTTTCTGCGACATGCTTTTCACGAATCGCCCACAGTATCGGGCGCAGATTGCTCGCACTCCTTTGCAGAATCCCAATTAGGCCCGCCCGCACGCGGGCCATTTTTTTGGCTTTCAGAAAGGCGCGACCTCCTCCACCGCTTCCATGCTATTGACCTCCTCCACCCGATCTTCCTCGGCACTCGCCTCCCACTTCAGCGTCACCGACTCATCGTCGTTGAACGTCATGTCTATGCCGTCCGTCTCGGATAGCACGCCCATCACCTCCTCCCACTCTCGATCCCCATCCGTGTCCAGGCGGTGAATCGTCACCCAGCGCTGAGCTTGCGCGACGTGGTGATTAATCATCGATGACACCCGCAGCACCAGCCGCTCTACACCGCTAACTTCTTTCCGTTCTGCTGGTTTTTCCTGCTTCTTTGCCTTTGCCATTCCGCTTCCCTAACCACTGTATATGTATCCAGTTATTCTTCGATCATAGCCCACCAATCCGAAAAACGTAAGCGATGAAAGGCGTGTTAACTCACAAAAAATAAATCACATTTCGTGTTGACGAAATAAACACGATGCGTGATAGTTCACCCATCGCAGCGACACACAGCCACTGCGAAGGGCCTCGAAAGGGTCCGCTCCGATCAGGAGTCGCTCTTTAACAATCAGCGCAATACGAACAAAGACGGCACTGCCTCTACGGCGACCGGAGATCAGATAGCCCCGAAAGGCTACCAACGCGAGGACCACCTCGACGGCTGACTAGAGCGAAAGGCTCGAACCGCGTGAATGACCCGATAAGCAGTGCCAGCAGAAACGGAACATTTCACTGATGCACCTGGTTATCCGGGTGCATTGGGAAATCAACCGGAGACAGCAGCATGCAGATCAATCAGCAGAAAACGGTGCAGGTCGACGTGACTGAGTTGCACCTGCACATCAAGGTGCGCGACGGCTTCACTGCCGGCCTGAAGGATGCACAGGGCGAAGAAGTGGGCAGCTACGAAGGCTACGTGCCGGACTTCTTCCCCGGCGATCACTACGGCGATTACCTCATCCTCAACATCGATCTGGAAACCGGCCAGATCAAGAACTGGAAGAAGCCAACCGCTGGTGACATCGAAAAGATGCTCGCTCAGGGCGAAGACGACTGACCGCCAGCATCACCTCTGCCCATTCACTGAGTGGGCAGACGGATGCGGACGATTCTGCACCGCGCAACGCGGCCCCCTGCGTCAACCCTTCCCCCTCCAACCTCACCCGCAAGCACTCACCCCTGCGCCCAACGGCATAAAACGGGCGGCTGAGTGCTTTCGAGTGGGTGCGGATCAACCAGATGGAGCAAGTCATGAGCAAATTCACGGAGGCTGTCACGGAGGCCATTAAGGCTCTGGAGTTAGCCGAAAAGTCCCACCAGATCGCGTCGGAGCGGCTCGCCACTGTTCGTGGTCACGGCGGACAGTCTGGCTACTCGGTAAGCGTCAACGGCGTAACCGTCGCGGTCTCCGTCTGTGACAGCCGCACCTATCAAGGAACGCTGATCAGGGGCCGGGAAATGATTCACCTCGGTGCGCTCAAGGCTCTCGGCGCTGAGCTTCAAACCGCTGCTGATCGCGTCAAGGTTTCTCGGGCCCATCTGGCCGCAGTCGTCAACGCCTGACCCCGTCCACTCTTGGAGGCAGCCATGTCAACCAGCTATGCAGACAGTGCGCAGGCCCGAGAGTGGGACAGGAGCTACGACGCTTGGGGGCGCGAGAAGAAGTCGCAGCCTGATGAGTTCCACGACTACGAGGCGGCCGAGAGGATCCGCGCTCAAGCGCTGGTCAGTCGTGATGCTCGCTTACTGGAAGAGCGAAAGAGCCTCAGACGGCGCATTGGCCTTGCCATGGCGAAAATGGAAATGGTCTGCCCACCCAGTGGAGGCGCACATGAACGCTGAACAGCGAGACCACCAGACGGCGGTCAACTGGATCGAGGGCGAGATCAACAACATGATCCGCGACCTCGGCAAACCAAACGCCAGCTCAGCGGCGACATCGGCCATCACCCTGGCCTTCCTCCTGCGCGCCATCAATGAAAGCGAGCACCGGCACTACAGGGCTCGAATCGACCAGATCTACGCCACCTACAACGCATCGTTTACGCAGGGAGCAGCAGCATGACCATGCCAATCGTGAAAAGTCTGATCGACGAACAGCTCGACGACATCGAGCGGAAGATCGCGGTGCTCGGCTTCGGCCTGCCATTCAACGAGGTGATCGGCCGACGGCGTGATGAATTGGTCGCCAGCTTGCCGCACCGTCTGGCTGCGACCATGAAGGGCGGCCGGATTGCGGTGAGGGTTCGGCCATGAGCTACAGCAAAGAAGACTACTACGCCGAAGGCCTGTCGGAATCGTTCGACGAGAACGGAATAACCGCAACGCCCGAGCAGATCAGGGCGGTGGCAAGCGACGTCGCTCTCTATGTCGAGAATCAGGGCATGGCCTTCTACAGCCCGCCAGCCTCGGATCGTTACAACGAGATTGATCGTGAGTGGAAGGCGAAATTCAAGGCTCTGGAAGCAGAGTTCAACGCCTACCGAGGCAACGCCGAAACAGCCGTCAAAAAGGCTCTACGCCAACACAGTGACGCCAGCGTCTCTATCGGTGCATATGGCGAGGTACTTCGGCACGGCGGTCGAACGGAGCAAATCCAATGACCTCCTACCAACGCGCAAAGCGTCTCTACACCTGGCGCGGATCCGCCATCGCCCTGCTCTTCTTCACCGCCTGGATGCTTGCCAGCTCCTACTGCTCTCAGCTCACCCAATAACTCACACCTTCAAACGCTGCGTGCATCGCGGCAAGGAATTGTCATGTCCGCAAATACCAAACAAACACCCGCACAAGAATCGCTCGAAATGAGCGAAAGCGACGACGCGCAAAAACCGGTAGTCCCTGCGGTAGCCGTCACCGACATCGCCGAATATCGCCCGCACGAAGAACAGATCGTTCGCCTGGAGACCACTTACGCGAAGCTGGTCGTTGACTGCTCGACCAGCGAAGGTTTGGCGAGTGCGAAGGAAGTTCGCGTCGATATCCGCGACGTGCGCTATGCCCTGGCGAACACCACCAAAACGGCGCTGGTGCCCTATCAGCAGAAGGTCAAGGATGCCCAGGCTCGCGTCAACCAGGTAAAGGAGTTCGGCGAGACGCTGAAGGATCGTGTGTTAGCAATTGAAACGCCTGTCGACGAAGCGATCAAGGCCGAGGAAAAACGCGTAGCCGACGCCAAGGCCGAGCGCGAGCGTGTCGAGGCTGAACGTGTCGAAACCATCCGGGCGAAGATTACCCGTTTCAGCTCTATCGCTGCGGCATATGCAAGCCGTAGCGCTGGCGATGTTGCAAGCATTCTGCAAGGCGTCAAGGAGTCGGTGATCCTGCCCGAAGAATATGCCGAGTTCGAAGCTGAAGGCACCATCGCCCGCGACAACGCTATTGATCAGCTTGAAACTCTGCACAAGTCTGCCGTTGAACGCGAAGAGGCCGCCGCCAAGCTGCTGGCCCAGCAGAAAGAACTCGACGCACTGCGAGAGAAGCAACGCATTGCCGACGCTGAAGCCGAGGAGCTGCGCAAGCAGCGCGCCGAGGAAGACCGCCTGCGTCTGAAGAAGCAGCAGGATGATCTGGACCAACAGCGCCGTGACATGGAAGCACAGCAACGCCAACAACGTGAGCAGCAGGAAGAGCAACAGCGCCAGCAGCGCGAACGCGACGCACAGTATCAGCGGGACCAGGAAGAGTTGGCCCGTCTGCGCGCCCAGGCTGCTGCACCCGCTACAGCGACTGCTGTAGTTGCGCCGGTGGTCACAGAGAAAGTCGAAGTCGCTCCTGTCAGCGCACATGTGGCCGCTGCTGAATCCGACGACGTGACCGTCGACGCACCACCAGTTGAAGACATTGTCGAGGTTGTAGCCCTGGGCTTCGACGTGGACCTCGACACTGCTCGCGCCTGGCTTCGCGCCATCCGCTTCTAACCTCCCTTTCCATCTGAAGGCCGACCTTCTCCTTGTCGGCCACGGAGAGCGCAATGACCGATTCAGACACCCAAGCACAAACCGGCCTCGCCACGTACCACGATCCATCGCACAACGCGGCAGCGCTCATCCTCGACCCGGGCACCATGAAGTCGATGAGCGATCTCGCGCTGATGATGTCGAAGGGCGTGACAACAGTCCCCAAGCATCTGAAGGGCAATCAAGCTGACTGCATGGCGGTAGTGCTCCAAGCGATGCAGTGGCAGATGAACCCATTCGCTGTTGCGCAGAAGACGTTCATCGTCAACGGTGGTGCGCTGAGCTATGAGGCTCAGCTCGTCAACGCAGTCATCACCGCCAAGGCACCAGTCAAGGGTCGCTTGAACTTCGAGTGGTTCGGTGCTTGGGAAAACGTCATCGGTAAGATGCGCGAAGTCACCAGCAAGACCAAGAAGGACGAGGACACTGGCGAGTTCAAGAAGTATCGCGTTCCGGCCTGGAGCTTTGACGACGAGAAAGGTCTCGGGATCAAGGTCTGGGCAACCTTCAAGGGCGAAGACGAGCCCCGCGTTCTGGAGCTTCTGCTCACCCAAGTCCGCACACGAAACTCTACGCTTTGGGCGGAAGATCCGAAGCAGCAGATTGCCTACCTGGTGACCAAAAAATGGGCGCGACTCTTCTGCCCTGACGTCATCCTCGGCGTCTATACGCCCGACGAGTTCGAAGACTCGTACGGCGGCGAAATCGATATCACCCCTGTTAAGCAGGCTGCGAACACTGCCGCCGCCTCCAGCGTGTCGTTCGGCCCGAAATCCCCGTCGCCGGAAATCGACGGGGTATTCGCAGACCTCTTGGCCGTCGCGAAGCAGCAGGACATCGAAGCCTATGCAGCAGCTTGGGCAGGTCTCAAGCCGAAGCAGCGCGCAGCAATCGGCTTGGAGTGCCATGAGGCGCTCAAGGCCATGGCGGCGACTGTTGATGGCGACTTCACCGACATAACTGGCACCCACGACGACCTGTCTCAGGCCGAGGAAGCAGCGTAGTGAGAACGGAACTTCAGGGCACTGAAAAGTGGCGTGCAGACCGATCTGGCCGAGTGACGGCCAGCCGGTTCAAAGACGTGATGGCCTGGGGGAAGCCTGACAAACATGGGAAGCGCGAACCAATGGGGGCGCGCACCTCATACATGCGCGAACTGTGCTTCGAGCGGCTGGCAAAGAAGTCCAAGCACAACGTCAGCAGCGCTTCCATGAAGTGGGGTCACACCGAAGAACAGAAAGCCCAGGACGCCTACGAGATGTTGACCGGCAACATCGTCATCCCGTCAGAGTTCATCGTGCACCCGAAGTACGACTGGCTCGGCTGCTCGCCAGACGGCCTGGTCAACGATGACGGGGGCACCGAATCGAAGTGCCCTTTCAACGAAGCGATACACGTCAGGACGTGGCTCGAAGGCATGCCCGAAGAGCATATGCCGCAGGTCCAAGGCTGCATGTTCGTGACGGGGCGGAAATGGTGGGACTTCCTGTCGTTCGACTCCCGTCAAGATGAAGAATGCCAGCTCTACGTCGAGACGATTTACCGCGACGACGAGTACATCGCCAACCTTCACAAAGAGCTCGTCCAATTCAACCTAGAACTGAATCGCATGGTTGATGAGGTAGCGGACAAGGCCAGGGCGCAAGCCTATCGTTTAGGAGCTTGATCATGATCAGCAACCTTAAATACGACATCGAGTTCCGGCGCGAGAAAGCGCTGGAGCTTTCCGCTCAGGTCGAACAGCACATGGCTGCTGGCGGGCGCTTCTCCAGATCGGAGCCCGCTCAAATCAATCCGGCGCCTGCTGAGCGCTCGGCGAAGATCGATCCCGACACCGTCCTCAAGCGCCGGCGCCAGCCCATCACTGCCGCTGAACGCAAGGTGATGCGGAAACTTGCGGAGGCGTTATGAGCAAGCGGAAAGCAAACAACGGCTTCGCCCGGGCCGAACGAAGCTGCCGGGCGTTGCTCCGGACCAACCATGTCGCCGTCGTAAACATCGACCCCAGCGGCACGCAGATTATGGCGAACTGGAAGAGCTGTCGGCAGATCAGGAGCTTGGCGATAGCCAACGCTCTGTTCGACTTCGCCTACCACTGGACGATCTACATCAGCGCCATGTGTCGAGACGAGCGCGGCGTTGAGTACGTCAAGTCGGTGGAGATATCGCCGGAGGGCATCTACAAGGTCGAGCGCCTGACGGATGCCATCGAGCATTACTACCTGGATCTGCGGAACAGCTGCAATCCCAACCACCTGATTGCGTCTGGATGGATCGCCGTTCCTGCGGAGGTAACGCTTGAAGAGGCGCAGGCCGCGAAGTTGTTCTATGCCACCGGGGCCTGGCATCAGGTGAAGGTAGCAGCGTGAGACGTTTCCGTACCCAGCAACGCAAACGACAGACATGGCTGGGAATGCCGGCCAGCGGAATCGAAGAGGTAAGCCATGGCAGCTGCGCAGAAAGAACGATCGGCAAAGACTGCGGCGAGGCGAAAGACTCGGGCCGAGGAAGAAATCCGGCTGCACTGCATGGCCGGCACCCGTCAGGCATTGGCTGAGCTGATGGCCTGGAGCGGCATCGAGGAACAGGGCGAGGCGATCACGCTGATGATTCACCGGCTGCATGAGCTGGGGCCTCAAAAGTGTCTGCCGATGCTTGATCCGCCGCGACACGTTATTGAGGTATCCCAGAACGTGTCGCTGGCTTTTCACCGGAAGAGCCTGCTGATGATTCAGCAGGATCCGGGTGATGAAATCCAAAATCCTGCAACGTAGCTCGACACACTTTTACCGCATTGGCTGGAAACCATAAGTCTTACGAGACGGTTCTGGTCGAAAACCAGCGATGTTTCGATTGAGATACTTCGCAATCTCTTCGGCTTTGGCCATATCCGTTCCAGGCGGAAGATCAAACGCAGGCGGCTCCGCAGGGAAATTTGGAATAACGTCTAAAGCCTCCATATGCAGGTAAGGCACTCCCTCCGATGTTTCCTTAAGGAAACTCTGAAAAAGACTTCCAAGTCTGCTGAAATACGCCTGCCCCACGAACTGAACGGTTGAGTCCCGATGAAGCAAATATCCTTCGCCGATGCCGAATACGCTGGCAAACGCAAGCAAACCCGC